CCATGTCTGCCATACCCATACCTTGCATCATTGGTGCAACTTCAGATTGCATTCCATAGGTAAAATCAGGTGTTGGTGCTTTTGGATGACGTGAAGCACCAGTATAGCCAGGAGCACCAAAATCAGGACGTGTTGCACCAGTGAGTGGGTTTATGTCATGACGTCCTGGTTGTGGGCCCATTGGGGCCATTTGTGATGGGTCAAACCCCATGGCCTGTGATTGTTGCATAGCATACGCATTATAGCCGTTCATCTTACCCTGCCATGCATCATTGCTTGGAAGAGCACCTGGTCTTGCAGTTCTGCCAACTGGTCCACGTCCACCATAAGCTCCTGGTGGGGTGGTTTGCTGGATAGGAGCACCTGCGGGGTTACTACCATCACCATTAACACCCATTGTTCTACCTGGTGTGTCTAAGGCTTGCCCCTGTGTTGGGGGTAATCCTGTAGTTGCAGGGGGCTGTGGTGCTTGTGGTTGGCCAGCGGTTGGGGTGTTACCTACCCCTCTGTTTTGTGATGGATCAAAACCACGTGCTTTTGCGTCTTCTAGTCCCTGTAAAGCTGTTTGGGAGTATACATCCAGATTACGTGGGTTGTTGTTTACTCCAGGAGTTGCGGGTTGTGTAGGGGGTTGTGCTGTGCCTGGGGTAACCGGAGGCACAAATCCAGCACCAGGAACACCATTTCCAGCACCACGTGCTTTTGCATCTGCTATACCTTTTTCAGCAGTAGCTGTGTACACATCTACATTACGTGGAGCAGGTTTTTTGGGAGTAGACCCAGTTTCAGGACCACCAGGTCCACCCCCACCAGGACCACCTGGACTACCAGGTTCACCAGCGGGACCGGCAGGGCCAGCGGGACCGGCAGGGCCAGCAGGGCCACCAGGGCCACCAGGTACAGGTGCCTTTGGTTTTCTAGGGGCTCTTGGCTTAGGGGTTTTTGGACCACCAGGAGGCGGGGGAGGGAAACCACCAGGCCCACCTCCACCAGGGGGAGGGGGAGGGGGAGGAGGTCCACCAGGACCACCAGGCCCACCTCCACCAGGACCACCAGGATTACCAGGTCCACCAGGACCAACACCATGGAATGCTATGTTAGTTTGCCTTGCATAAGCTGCCAAGTTATTTTGGGTTCCAGGTCCTACGTTTTGGTTTCCAGAACCGTTATTCACAACATTGTCGCTGCCTATAACACCACCAGCGCCCACAGTGTTGTTTCCTACAATATTATCTCTACCAGCGTTGTTGCCTGATTGCGTCATGGCTCCTCCTGAACTTTGTGTGGTCACGGGAGGTTGAACCGACCCAGACGATCCTGAACTTTTTTCTTTTTTATCTTTTTTCATCTTGCCCGGTCCTCCAAAGAACTTTCTAATTGTAGATTCTTCATTAGAACCACTACCTGGGACTCTTCTACTATTATAGCTTGGACCTGAATTAGGTACTCCGGTAGTGCCTGTTGCGCTGCTTGCTTCATAACCAACTCTGCTGTTACTACCTAAGCTAGTGTTAATGTCTCTTGCGTAGGTACTATTAAAGCTAGGGCTTCCTGGATTACTACCCATGGCAGGAGCACTCTGTACTGGGTTGATATTCCCACGCATTTCTCCAGAAGACTGTGCTCCACCTTGAGAATACGCTTGACGCATTTGCCAAGATCCCTCAAGAGTACCTTTGTTTCTTAGGTTCTGCGAGTAAAAGTCATGCGTAGGGGCTTTACCATCATTTTGTGTATAGAAATCTCCGTTAAAAGGCATACTATACGTTTCCTAACGAGTTCATTGAATACCTTCCGGTACCTTCAAATTCACCGGTGTTCATTTCTGGCATAACCGGCATACCTGAGATCCACGAACGATTGGCTACACCATATCGGCTCATACTAAAAATGTCCATAAGATTAGGTGACTGCTTAATAAAGCCACGAGTCTGTGGAAAAAGCTGTTGAGGAACAGTGGGGCGAATTGCACGTATGGTGTCGGGGTCGCTAATGGCGGCCTGTAAGGCCTGATCCACTAGAAACTCCTGACGTGACTGCCATGGACGTGCCATTCTTATCCTTTAAATACGTTACCCAGTGTACCCTGGGTAACCTCTACGGTTACCTAAACTGTTTTGCATTTTTGTAGATGCAGCTATTACATCTTTGTATTGCTCACTAATCTTTTCTGAAGTTTTGATTGCTTCTTCTAAAGAAAGACCTGGGTTAAGTCCTTCGACGTTAATCTTGTACCAAGCTTCAGCAATTGTCATGTGAGGCTTAATCATATTGTGTTCTCCTTGTTGTGTTTATTTAATAACTGACGCCGAGGTTATTAGTAGTTGGCTTAGCGTAGGCATCTTGAATCATAGTTGATTTACCGCCACCTTTGACCATTGAAACATCTCGAGCGTCTTGTCTACCCATTGTTTGATTTTCTGGGTTATTACCTGAGTTGTTTGTACCTCTTCTAAGGTCTTTATAATGATCTTTAATCCCAGCCATGTTTTCATTAGGAACAGCATATGCTGCTTGACCATACCCACGCAAACTAGAGGGGGCTTGAAAAACTTTACTTGTACCCTCAGGAGCTGTTCCTCCAGCAGGCATTGGTTTAGCAGCTTTTACTTTAGCGTTAAGTTCGGGGTATCCCATATCACCTGAAGGTGCAAGTCTAGGGGTGTGAGGATTATCTCCACGTCCAGCATTACCGCCACCTCGCATACTGTCTTTAATAGCCATAATTTACTCCTTTGTTAATACACAAGTTTATCATCTCCACGGGGGAGCAAGTGACTTTAATAGACTTCTTCGTTGCATGTCTACAACTTCTTCTTGAGGGCGGTCTAGGCCCCTAGGAATGCCTCTGGGGCCAGCTTTACCATCATTAGTTAATCTTACCGGTTCAGCCCCTGGAGGGGCAAATTTGAGGCCCTGTGACTGTAACACTAGTCCTGTCTGTAAGTTAAATTCATCTGGCCATACATAATCACCGGCATTAATTCTCTCACCCTTGTGTACACCACGGGTATATGGACGGGAGTTAGTACGTTGTACAGCATTTAAAATCTTATCTTGTCGTCGGTTAGATGACATAGTACCCAAGTACCCATCTGGGTATTGGGTATCTGGCGAGCCACCCCATGCTGAAAGTTGTGCGTCTTTAGAACTACGAAAGGTAGGAGTTGGACCTAACAGAGGTTGGCTTTCGGGGGTATAAGGGTCATACCCTCCACCCCAATCGGTAAACGTTTGCTGATTTGGGCTAGCGGCCATTTACTCCACCAAATGCCCCAAGAATTCCACCTTGTCCTCCACCAACATTAGAAATTGGCTTAGGACGTGGAGCAACCTTCTTAACTACTTTTTTATTAATCTTTTTCTTAGAAGTTGAAGAAGTCTTCTTTGAGGCCATGACGGTCCTTTTCTTTACGTTTCTGTTTGCGTTCTATCTTATCTTGTTCTTCGTAGATGTCATCAAATTCATCATCTAAATGTGGTGAATTAGCTAGCTTGCGCCAATCGTCATTATTATACTTACGCATTTTAGTAGTTTACACCTTATACCTATATTTGCTTATATTCCCTGAGGAATTATTTCTCTACCCATACGTGATGGGCCCTTGGTAGGGTCATACACACGGTTGGTAGTATTACCCATTTGCTTCATACTTAAATGGGTATTGGGAGCACTGGCTGGAACTCCTGACCATGCGTAGTCACTAGTGTTGTCTTCAACTGCTGCTGGTGCTGTTGCACTAGCTTCTTGTGGACGCATTCTTTTTGGAGCAACTTTTGCGTATTGGCCAGCATTAAACAAACGACCAGTTGGCATAACGTCGCCATCCATAAGTGGTCTATCAGTTGGTGTTAGTCCTCGTTCACCAAAATGAGCGCCAGCTCCAAGTTGACGGGTGTTCATTGCTGATTCTCGACGTGATGGAGTTGGAGGTATGTTGCTCATACCAGAAGATACAAATGTTGAATCATATTCCGAATTACCACGAGATAGGCTAATCGAATTACCACGAGATAGGTTAGTTCCTGGTGAATTTGGTGAATTAACGTTTAATGGCTTACTCATACGAGGGTTACGTGAAGTGATAATAAGTCCAATAACGTCACCAGCATCATTTTTAAGTTGATCTTCTGGATGAGAACCCTTACCTAAATTTTCACCTTCAATAGGAGTTTTAATGAACTCAGCTTTTTTAAGTCCCTCTAAGGCCATACGCGTATACGCATTAGCATTATCTGGAACATTAAATTGTGAGCTAAGCCGTGATGACTGCGGGGGAAGTGATGCAGATCTTGTGGAGGGTGTTTGCGCCCAAGGGGTTGCCGGAGGTTGACTTGGTTCAGTTCTAGTAACAAGCTCTCTAGAAACAGTACCTGCTGGTTCTACAATACCTTTACCAGCAGACTTTGGTAGGATTCTGTCGCTGGTGCTGGTTGTTTCTACAGTTTCGCTGACCTGTGAAGTACCTTCTGCTGCCTTTCGAGCCGCAGATTCTGCTCCAATTTTTCTTCCCATTTCAATTTTACCAATTGATGGAAGGTCAGTACCAGCAGTAACATTCCAACCTCTTTTACGCACTGCTATGGATAGGCGTTGGCGTTCTTCGGTTGATTCTGGGATATTAACAGCACCGGATTTGTCTGATACACCTAGGTCATGCAGGGCTTCATGAGTCATGCCGTTTGGCAAAGTACCAAATGGTCTAGAAACTTCTCCAGTTTCAGAAGTATCTGTGTAGCTTTCTAGTGCACTGTGAACTTGCTCACTCAGAGTAAGCGGAGATTTTGCTCTTCTTGAAGGGGCGGCTGATGTATCTTTAACTGGTGCAAGTTCAATTTCTTTGTACTTATCTGTTTGTTTTGCTTTTGAGCCATACTCAATAGCGTCAATCCATTTAACACCAGGGTCAGCACTAGAGTCACCCCTAGTATAGGCTTCATCTGGGTTAGTGGTACTTACCAGTCTACGCCTACGTATTGTACGCTCTTTGCCCCCTGCTTTTGGAAGTCCAGAAACAGATTGAGCAACATGCAAACGAACTGCGTTATCTTTTTCAGCTTGTGCAGTGTCTCCCGCAGAACCAGCAGATACTGGACGATCTATAACCGTGCCATCTGAAAGTTCTACTTCTTCAGTCTCCATATTTCCACGAAGATCGCGTTTTACAGAACCTTGGGAAGCAATTATATCAAGGTGTTCTCTTACTGCTTTGTCACCTGCAGCTCTTATGGCCTTAGTATGAACAGCTCTTAAAGCTTGATGAGCACGTTTTTGAGCGTCATCAGCATTAGCTGGGAGTTCGGTAAGCATAGCAATTGATTCACCCTTAGCATTTACATGCGTACCTTCTTCAAGGGCTTTTCTAGTTTCCATTACTGCTGTTTGTCGTTTTGCTGCAATGTCTCTGGCATCTACAATACCTTGTTCAACATGTGGTTTTCTTACGTTTAGAACTTCTACCGCTCGTTTTACAGCCTCTACGTCTGCATCAACAAGATCTTGACGTACGCCACGAGCCATGCTTGAGTTAGGAGATTCTTGAGCAAGGCCAAGTTGGGTTTTAAGCTGAGTAATATCCGTACCATCAGTATTTGCTTGTGAAATCCGTGCCTGGATAGCTCTAGCCGCAAGTCCCTCATATCCGTCAAACTGTCTACCAACTGGTCCAATGGCTACAGGATCGGTATAAGTTCTATTTAGAGCACGTCCACCTAATTGGCGTACAGCCCATGGCTGAGCTGCGGTTGCATCACGCTGAACCTTTATAGGGTTACCTCTAGAGTTAGTTTTATCTACTAAACGACCATCTTTATCTTTTACTTTTTCAGTTTCGACAATAGTTCTTGGAACATTTCTCTTTGCCATTTCGGCAGCAACTTTTGTTGCAACAAGTGAAGATTCTGGCATGCTTGCTAGTTCTTCTTCAGTATGACCAGTCTCTTTAATCTGAGATTCAACTAACCGTCTAGTTATATCAAACTGTGGGTTGCGGATGCGCGAGGTAGTTTGAGGAGTAAGAAACCCTTCGCGACGTGCTTTTTGCGTTATCTTTGCTTGTTCTCTTATAGGTAGATTTTCAAAACCTGGTGCACGTGTTGGGTCACCTTGGTCAGAAATAAACTCACTTGTCTTGGTGCTTGCAGCAAGCTTTTTACGTTCTTCTGTACTTAAATCAAGCAAAGAACCAGAACCAGAACCTTCAGCCATCTGAGATAGCTTCATTGTTTCTCTATTACCAAGTTTGGATTTATTGCTACGAGTGACGGCGTTTGTCCGTGTAGCTCTTTCTGTTTCATTTTCGTGTAGGTCAAGTAGGTAATCAAGTCTTCCTGGGGTAACCTTACGTTGTACGTAAGACCCACCTCCCGCGGCTCCAACCTTTACTACTTTTCCACCCTGACCTGTTATCTCATCTACTACTTCTTTGATAAGGCCAAGACCAGTAATGTTTTTTGTTGATCTACCTTCTTCATCTTTTCCATCTTCTACTTTGACACCTTGTCGTGTTGAGTTGGCCTTAACATAGTTATATTTGATTGGGTCAACATCCCCAGCTTCTCCAACAGACCTAGTTTGTTCATATTTGAATCCTGCTTTTTCTAGGATTCCATGAATTTCTGAATTTGGATCGGCTACTTCTGCAGCAGTAAGTGAAAGAGGGGTGCCTTCTTTGGCTGCTCTTTTCTTTTCTTTTGCAATAAAACCTTCGTAGTCACCATCTGTTTCATCAGAGGATATACCATATTCATCTTTATTTGTTGCTGCTTTATCTCGTCTCCAACTTTCAAAAGTTGTATTACCAGCAATAGTGCCTTGAGCTTTTGCTTCGTCATATTCTGTTTTAAGAGAACCTATTTTATTACTTTCTGCTGTAAGTCTTGCTTTTTGTCCTCTAGTTGCTTCTCTAACTGCAGAGAATGCTGGAGCGAGTGCGTCTCTATTGGCATCAATCCATGCTTGCGCATCTTGCAATGAAAGAGTTTTTCGTTCATCTTCAATACCACTGGCAATGTCTTTAAACGTAGCAGGGTCAATATCTGTATCTGGAGACTGTTCGGCTTTACGGAGTTCTGATACTTGCCCTGCTTGTGCGCCAATAAACTTTCTTGCGCTAGTTTTTCGTGCTTCGTTTCTACCTTCACGTGTTGATACATCAAATTGTGGACCCATTGTTCCACCAGTACCAGCAATCATTCCGGAGCTTCTAGCATCAAGTTCTGCTTGTTCATCAGCTGATATATCACCAGACTGTGGTCTTACGGCGTCAGTTGCAGCATATTCAATTTCAGCAGCGGTTTGCAAAGTACCTCTAGCTACTTCAGACCCACCACCAGCTGCTGGGTTATATGCTTCTTTAGCAGTTTCAATAACCTCTTTTGGAGGCATGGTTTTACCAGTGTCAAGACCTGGATTGTCACTGGGGATTTGATCTCCTGAAGCATCTTCACCAAGTGATCCACCACTACCTGAGGGACGGGCTGTACCTGGGCCAAGTTCTTCTCTAACGTTCGCATCTATACCTGGGATACCACCCATATACCAAAGGCTGGCAATAACATCAGCTTCTGTTGGCTTTTTGTCAGTACTGGCACTTACATAACCACGATACGCATTGGGGTGGGTAGGATCGTAACGAAGTCCAGTTGTGCGTCCACCTATTGTTTTAAGGAATGAGGGCATGTCAATGCCCATTTTTGCAGCTGCTTCATGACGGGCAGCTTCGCGTGCGTCTTCTTCCCTAATGATGTCATCTTCACTATAGTGACTTCTTCTTGCGGTTTCTTCAACAACTTGTCTGTTTTGCTCTGCAGTTGTATCTTGTCTTGCAGTGCGGGCTACCGAGGTATTTCTGCGGGTTCGTTTAGCAGTGTTGGTATCTCCACGCTTACGTTGCTTTTCCGGAGGGGTATCTCTTGTTTTTTCAGCTGCACCAGTTTTGCGTTGATTTGCTTTTCTAGCAATTTCAAGCCTTTTAAGCTTCGGTGAAAGCTTTTTAAATTCTGCTGCGTAAGTTTCAGTTAAAGGAGTTTCTTTACCTTCGTCATCCCAAAAACTTGCCATACCACCTGGCTGATCTACAGAAAGTTGTGCTAGTTTATCTAGTTCATCTGCACTTAGTTTAGGTTGTTTCTTTTCAGCCATAGCTAACTATCTCCCAGGATGTGCAATTAGAGGTACTTAATAATACCACTTTATATAGGATTATTATCGTTGGACAGGTCTAAAGGCAATAGCTGAGATGGTCTCTCCGTTATCCCCTTCAATGTCATCAAACCCAATAACAAAGCATAAATCTACGCCTCGTGGGGCAACAAATCCACGTGCAATTGCGCATGCTTTTACAGCCTGGTTTACCGCGCTTGCGCCAATAGCACGCATCTTTGGGTTTTGTCCGGCAATTACTGCTCGGGCTACGATAGATCCAACACTCTGTGGGTTGCTACTACCGGAAACTTTTACAATATCGTCTACATTGTCTTGTGACATAAGTTACTCCATATGGTTAAAGGGTTATTATCAACCCTTTAATTTTACGAGTAACCGCCCTCTTGTAGCAGTGTAACGAAGTCATCTAACCTCATCACAACATATGTATCACCCAATGCTTTTTCGCCTTTACCAGCGCGTTTAACAACTAAGGCAGGCATTGACTTTCCTAATCTAGCAGCTTGCTCTACTGTAGCATCTAACCAGCCACTTAAGCTTAACTTACGTTGGTTTTTACATTGTATAGCAAGCTCTCGTTCTTGCCCCTCATTGCGGATGCCATTGATATCCCCTGTGTCTTCTCCACCTTTTAAGACTGTGCGGGAAGCCTTTGGGAAACCCTTATCGTTCAGGTATCTACGTATAGCTGTTTCAAAAGAAGTGCCTTTTTGTTTAGCCGCTGACATTCTTGGTGTCCTTTATTGCATTTCTAATTTCTATAAGAAGGGCTTTAATTTCTTTGAGTGTCTCATTAACTCCGTTAATAGGGGCAACTGACGCACGTGCGTTTGCAGCTTGACGCATACGCTCATTTTCTTCTCTAGCGCCTTTAGCTCCAAGTTCATCCCACGTTGTCATATCATGCTCCAAATCTTGATGTGCGTTGTTCTTTACTGTGTAAACCAATTCTACGACTAAGTTCACGTGAAAGCAACTGTGCTCCACGTTCGCATGAATCAAACAATGCTTCTAATAGTTTTCTGTACGCTCTAGAAACTTGGTATTTCTCTTGTTGGGACAAGACGCGGGAATCTACATCTCTTTTTGCTTTTGCGATAGTAACGCGATCCCCCTTGGCATCTGCTCCCCATTGCTCTATTAAAACTCTTGCTTCTGTAACCCGACATTGATTACCCTCTCTGTCTTCTTCAATCTCTGCTTGAACTAGCTGGCCTTTAAGGTATGACACCCATGCCATAAACTCTGTGTAGACATTCATAAGGTCTCTATCATCCATGTCATCCAAATCATTAGGAAGATCAGGTGGGGAATCTGAAGGACGCGTAGGCAACGTAAACTTAGTTTTGAATCGTGTGAGTGCTGGACCCTCGTCTTCAACCTTAGGTATTACTCTCATTTCCAACATTCCTTTTTATATGGACAAAACTTGCATCCGTTAGAGTTTTTGTCATAAGCCCAATCTGGTGTATCAGGCAGAGTATCTTCCTCTAAATGGTACATAACTGTTTTACAGTTGTCTAGTATTGGCTGCATAATTTCTTCTTGGTAATTTACCGTAAACTCTTTTACCTCTTGTGTGGGCTTCCACTCGTAGATAAACACAATGCTGTCGTGGCCTGTGCAGTACATGTACACATGGCCTTGTCTAACGTGCGAAGCAAACGGCTTTTTAATGTTCTTCCAAAGTCCATCAAGAGTAAGTTCTCCACTTGAGTAGGCTTTAAAGAGAGTTGGGTGATCCCATCTAACAGTTCCTAACCCTACGCTTTTTATCTCAATAAGGGCTCTACCATCCGCATCCACCACTTCTCCATCCGCGTGACCGAGTATTCTGTGTGCATCGTTACGTACAGGTACCTCCCGATAGCGAAAGGCATCACTAGAACACACAGGACAACACTTAGGAGAAACGCCTTCCCAACGTTCATGGCAAGCCTCGCATTCCCAGGTGCCACCAAGAATGCCAGCTTGCTGAATCCACTTTTGCCATTTTGCATGTATCGCATGGCCCTCCTCAAATATATTAAGGCGGCTAAAAGCTAGTGATTCATCTGCCGCAGGGTGTTGTTTAATTTTATACCATGCGGCTCTAGCACACCAGTCTTTTTTAGATAATTCTGAGGGGTGTAAGTGTTCTGTGTCTCTAGTGCTATTGCGCTCTTTACTATTAAGAGCCACTTGAGTTTGAATTGCTGGGAGGATTCTTCCCTTAACTTTGGCTAGGTCTTTGTAGTTCTTTGTGTACCACGGGGTATCAGTCATTTGTTTCCTTTGGAAAAGCGGCGATGATATCTTCAACGCTTTTGTTTTTCCAGTTGTACATTGATGCAATAATTCTTGCTAGGTGTGCGCAATCGCTACGTAGCTTTTCAGTTTCATTGGGTGTGTTAGTCACGGGTTGCCTTAAGGTAGTCTTCTATGTATTGTAAACCTATATGCACAGGCATCTTGGTACCTTGCTGAATAATACTATACAGGTTTTTGGCAATAATTTGCCAGTCTGGTTTTTCAATTTCTTCAGATGACATATCTTCTATTAAACTCCAGTACTCAAACCTGTTCATTACTCTCCAATAAGCATTTGGAAATCAGCTTCGTTTAAAACTACATAGTGCCGACCACCTAAGTCAAACTGTAGGACGGGCAGTCTGTCTTCTAGTACTGCACGTTGTGTTAACTCTACCAGTTCTTGGGATTTAACTGAATATGATTTAACATTATTTGTAAGTTTGTTTTCAATAAGCATTTCGTGAGTACGCACATCATTCTTGCGCATCCAACCAGAGCCTGATCCTGCATTACGACTTCCATTGTAAATCTTTGCAGAACGGTTCTCTTGCTTCTTAGAAGCTTTCATTATTGAACGCTTTTCTTCTCTACCAAACATCATAGGAAATACTCCGTAGCTTTCTGTCGTAGTTCTGCTTGCATATCTAGGTCTTCACGCACAGCATTAAGCAATGCTTCTTTACCTTGCCATTTCTGACCATTGTAGTTGTAGTAAGCCCCACCTCGTGTAATGATTTCTACCGAAATACAGATGTTAACAATATCTTTTATTGTGTCAAATTCCCCAAGTTTAAAACCGTTTGCTTCTGAAAAGTAGAAATCTACGACGGCAACCTGTTGTGGGCGATATGTTTTATTCTTCATGGTGCGAGCACGAATAGTCTGACCTACTGGTTCGTCCTTTTCCTTAATCCACTCGTCACGCTTAACTTCTACTCTGGCAAAATAGTGGAAGTTCTTGGCCTTACCACCTGGGGTAGTTCGTGGGTCACCATACATGACACCAATCTTTTCACGCCATTGGTTGATGATCAATCCTGTACAACCACGGTCTTCTACAACCATTGAGCGTTTCTGTGCCTTGCTACTTTTACGGAAGAACTTACCTGTAAGACGTGCACCTAAGCCCATTGTGAACTCATCCATCATCTTTTCGGCCTCATCACCTGGTACTAGTGCAGGTAAGGAGTCAAGGATGATGCAGTCAACCGCGCGGTTTTCCATTGCACGAATAATCAAATCATAAACTTGTTCCATGATGTTGGTTTCAACCACCCAAAGGCGGTCAAGGTCTACACCAATTGCTTTGGCATAATCCGGTACAAACTCTTCAGCAGCAATCCACATAGCTACCCACTCGGGATCTAGTGCTTGGTTAGCCGCAATTGTTTTGTAAGCAAGTGCAGTCTTTCCTGAGGATTCATCCCCAATAATCTCAGACCACTGGTTTGCTGGCCAGCCTCCTCCAAGCATTAAGTCATAGGCAAGAATACCTGTAGTAATACGAGGTACTTCTTCTTTGACTTGATTACCTTGGACAATTATGTTTTCGCCGTACTTTTTATTGATTGCGGAGATGATTGAATCAAGACTCTCGCGTGTTGCATCAATGCGCATTTGTTTCCTTTTTGTTAGACGCCCCAGGAACTCTGGGAAGCTTGGTCATACATACCATTCCAGCCACATTCAAAACATCTTGGTGCTGGTGACTTACCTTGAATACTTGTACTTGCTGCTCTAGAACTACGTGTAAATACATTAGGACTACCACATTCAGGGCAAGTAACATCCCCTTGTTTCTTGGCAGCTTCCCCACCCTTCCATAGTCTTAACGCTTCACCCATTGTAATTTGTGCTTGTGAATCTAAATCTGGGCGTAAAACTCGTTGTGGTTCGTCAGGGCCTTGTTGAGGGATTATTGGTTGTGGGAATCTGATAGCACCAGAGGTAGGGGGTATAACTGGGTTAAAGCTACGATTGGTAGATGTAACGGGTTTTTCTCCACTTAGTTTTTTTGACCACCAGTCACTGCTCATCTTCTTCGTCCTCCTCCTCGTAATCGTCTTCGTCATAGTCTAGATCATCTAGTGCCGCTGAAAGCATCATTTCAACTAAAGATTCCATTGTTTTAGTCATAGCTGGATCAGGGGTTAAGGCTTCATCAATAGATATTATATCTTGATCTACTAGATGCGCAATGGTAGCTACTGCAAATGATGTAATAATATTTTCAGTTGCTTTTAGGGTTACTTCATCAAAGTCATTGTTCTCTCGAAGGACTGTTATCATCCATGAAGCACATTCTTTTAAATGATGTAGTACTCCTGTATTAGATAATATAAACCACTTTTGCATAGTGTCTATAATCTCGTGTTCTTGAACATCCGGAGACGGAACAGAGAACCCAGCGGCGTGAGCTAACTTTTGACCCTCCAATATAGATAGAGTCAGATAGAAGTTACGTTCTTCTACTGGGCTTGAAGCCATGATCATCCTTTCGCCTCCGACCAGTTATAAGCTGAGTGGCAAGACACTCTTAGTGGTATTCCACTAATAATGTTACCATCACCCATGGCATTTATAAATAAAGGTTGTATTACGTCCACTGAGTCCTCTGGAACCATTGCTACTAGTTCGTCATGTACCTGAACAAGTATCTTAGAGTCTGTGTCTTTGAGTACTTCATAAACATCAATCATAGCTTTCTTACAGATATCAGCTGCTGATCCTTGAACTACCGCATTAACGGCCTGACGTTCTGCTCTAGAACGCAACATGTAATCGTCTGATCGTAAGTCAGGTAGTCTGCGGCGGCGACCTGAGATGGTTTTTACATACCCCATTTTTATCCCCTCGTCAATAATGGACTTCTTCCATTTAGTTATTCCTGAGAACTGTTTGTAGTACTGGTCAATAACAAACCGTGCGTGCTCTTCGTCAACGCCAGTTGTTCGTGCCAGTTTTTGTGGTCCTCCACCATAAGCAGTTAAGAAGTTAACACCTTTTCCAAGTTGCCGTTCCTCTGAGGTAACTTCCTCAACTGGTTTGCCCAGGATAAGAGCAGCTGCTCCAGAATGAATGTCATCACCATTGAGAAAGAACTCACTCATTTTCTTATCTCCTGAGAACATGCACATAACACGAAGCTCAATCTGGTCATAGTCAGCTACTAGCAGGACATTTCCTGGAGTGGCCACAAACAAGCTACGGACACTGCTGTCTCTTGGGATGTTTTGTAGGTTGGGGTTACTAGAGGACAAACGACCAGTGGCGGTTCTGTGCAAGTGGAATGACGGATGTAGAGAACCTTTATTCAGCTTTGTAAGAAGCCCATCAACATAAGTTGACTTAACCTTTTTTGTTTCTGCCCAGTCAATAAGCATTGGAACAATTGGGTGCTTAGCCTCAAGGTTGTGTAAAGCTTCTTCGTCTACTGAGGCTGAGCCCTTTTCTGTAAACTTGGTGGGCTTTAGGCCAAGACCCCCCTCCCGCTTCTTCGTAAACAACAATTGTTGTTTGTGCTTGGGGCTATCTGGGTTGAATCCTGGGGGAGCATAGTCCATCATGTTTAGAAGCAGGTTGTTTAGGTTTTTGTCTAATTCAACACCTAATTTCTTCATAGATCTGTAGTCAACAGGTATACCTGTATCTTCCATTTCCATAAGGACACGTATAACTTCCATGTCTTGGCGTAAGCATGACAATAGTTCTTCTTTGTTTTGAATCTTCTGCCAAAGGATCTTGTATAAGTGCCAGGTCCATTTGGCATCTAAGTGCACATACTTTGTTGCTTTTGAAAAAGGAACCAAAGTTATCATTGCACCAAGTTTGCCATCTTGATGGTAGGGGTTAAACCCACCAAAGTTATGAGCTATAAGCTTATCAAGACTGTACTCTGATAGATTCTCGTTCAGAATATGCTGAGCAATCATGGTGTCAATAAATGGACCTTCTGGTAACTCATTGTCAAAGTACTTACGAACAGATCTTGCGTCAAATTTGACGTTATGTCCAACCTTAACAAGATCACCAAAGAATATGGGTTCAAGTTCCTTAAAAACTTCAGTTCGAGACAGCTGTTCCGGAGCAGGAGAAAACACTGCTGGGATATAATACCTACCCTTAGCCATTGACTCCTTACCATTAGCCAGGAGTTTACGGTAACCACTTGGGGGAATCGTAGAACCATCACCGCGTTCTTCAGGGATGATAATTTCACCGTTGGGATGCCCCATTGGAATTGCCCATGAGTGCCCCTCTGTAGCAAGCCCAAGCCAAAAGACTTCATTACGCATTGGGTCTAATGCAAGAGTATTTGCCCATTTGTTTACAAGGATTTCTCTTGATCGGGCAATCACATCTTCAGAAGTTGTTTTAATAGTTGTAGCGTGTGTTTCCCATTCCTGGTCAATCCAAGCCATAACATCAGAATGCCGTTCTACAATACCGCGGGTTTCAACGTCAAATGCAAACGCCCCTACTTCAGTAATTGTAGCTACAATCTCCCGTAACTCTTCTATTGTGGATACAACATGGGGGGCCGTTAAGCCCCCCATGCAACCATTCAACTGGTTCATATCAGTCTGCCAAGTCTTCTAGCGCAATCTGAGTAAGGTCCTTGCGGGTTGGGATTTGGATAATTTCAGGGGTGTAGGCATCTTTGCGGAAAGCCTTCAAGTCATCTTCGGTAAGACCGTCAATGTTCCACTCTTCAAGATCTCGTTCCTTAACCAACTGATGATTGGTTGCGGAAGTTGCACCCTTACCTGAACGGCTAACCGCCCAGTAGTGCTTGGAAAGTGGTCCCTGTCGTGGGTCAATGTGGAAGTTCTTAAGTTGGTCAATAACTCTTGGACCAACTTCATAGGACTTGTGCATTGGTTCAGCATCTGAAGACAGCAACACTACGTTAAACGCAAAGCGTGTTGAGGGTCGGCTACCTGCATCACAAAGAGGACAACCTTTGGGGTCTAGGTCCGCAATGCAAGTAAAGGACTTCTGACCAGTACGCTCTACCCAGTGTTGGCGGTAAGTAGCGTATGGCTCATCTTCAAGAAACTTGATGATTGTTGTATCTTCTGAAATACGCAATCTTTGTGCATATGGGGAATCTGCTGATTTGGCTTGCTCTACAGCACCCCAACCACTACGGATTACTTTGGTAGCCACAGCGGGCTTGTCATCGTCATCATCAGTTTGGCGGCTTGCACGTGTTGGCTTTGCCGCTTCTTCCATGATTTCTGTTTCGTCGTCATCGTCATATCTGCTCATGATTTTTTCCTTTGTTTTGGTTAGTTGGGCCATTTTTGTTTTATGTGTTTTCTAAATCCATCCCAGTTGGCCTTTGCTGGGTTGGAAATTTGAAACTGATCAACAGCGTCAATCAGAAACTCTACCTGCTCCAAACTGTAAAGTCTACGACCTTTCAAAGTTTTTCCAGGAATTTGTTGACCACGTGGTGTGGGAGTTCTAAAAGTGGCTCTAGGTATCCACCCTTGTTGCTCCCACATCCTAATGGTCACTGGTTTTCTATCTAATGCTTTAGCAAGTTCTCCTACAGAAAAGAACATACGTTCTTCTCCAGACATATGGAAAACTTTACCACGTGCACCATTTAGCCTATCTTCAAGTCTTGAATCTTTTTTCTTGGCACCTTCTCTATTTTTAGGAGGAGTTTTACCAGGATAGTCAGGTAGATCGTTGAAGAAGTCTAATGGGTCTCTGGGCATCATTCGTCTCCGTAGCTCTTTCCTTCTACGACTTTAAATGCCCATGATTCCTTTTTGACATAAAGCTCATCAAGCTCAAGTTTTAGTTCTGGGTTATCCCATACTTTACCTAAAAGCTTATCTTCGCTAAGCACTCTTACTTCTTCAGAGACATCTTCCCACATGTTATTAGCTCTGGCCCACTGTTCTGCAGTTCGGTTATCCAAATTAATAGAGACGCGACGTTCTCTTTTTAGTTGATGCTCTCCTGCAGGAAGCCACTTATGTCCTTTATCATCAACATCTCCATAGAAGTCTACTTGGCTGCTTAGTTCTTTTTTAATCTGATCTAGGCGCTCTTGGTACTTGTCAATAAGGCTCTTTAAGTTTACGTATTCAGTAACTATTCGTCCCAGGTCAACTTCATGGATCTTTGGATTAGTACTCATGGTGCTCCTATACGTGTGAGTCACGCAGAAATTGCGTGAGGCTTCCTAGTGTTATGTCAAATCCACCACGAACATCATGGTGTTTGCCATCCACGAATGCTTCATTGATTGACCGTTTTTGTTGAAGCATTTCGTATTGGCGTTCTTCAATACTACCCTGCATAACAAAAGTTGCAATAGTAACGTGAGGAAATTCTGAGGAAAGTCTAATAATTCTTGCTTCTCTTTGTTCGAGCTTTCCACTGCTCCATGGAAGGTCATATGAAATTAGGTAGTTGGCCATAGGTAAGTCAACACCATAACCACCTGCGTCGGAGGATAGGAATAGGCGGGTATCTGGGTCTGTGCCAAACTGTTGTTTGGAATCATCACGATCTTGTGCTGACATTCCTCCCATAAACAAAACACTCTTTGTTACTTTAGAGGTTGCTTCTTTAATTAATCTAAGATTTTCTTTAAAGAAGGAAAATAGGACTACTTTGTTTTTAGGGTCAGCAGTAAGTACCTCTTCAATGTACTCAACTACCGCGTTAAGTTTGGGGGTGTCCATTGCTTTAGAAAGGTAACCTCTTGCGTTAATATCAAATGCGTAGGCACTTCCTTCATTGGGACGTTTTGGGTCTGCGTATATTGCGGCGGATCTTGATACCAAATGAGGGTTGTCACATAGCATTCTAAGGACTGTCAATCTAGACATTATTTGTCCTTGTGCTTCATTAGAAGCTGGGTCGTTGTAGTGCTTCCATAGATTAAAAGACCCGCCGTGTTTAGACATGGCTTGCTGGAGCTGGTGTAAAAGGTCAGTTGCAATGGTTCGGTATAAAGTTGCACCATGTGTATCAAACGGTACAGGGATTAACTGGTGGATTATTTCAGGAAGCTGGTCAGCAATATCTTCTCTAGTTTTTCTAATCATGCAGTCTTCCATTGAAGCATGCAGGTTGTTTAAGTTTCTGTAGCGCACTGGTTTACCATAGTAATCACGCACTATGAAGGTCCTATCAAAGGCATCAAACGGGCCCAGTACCGTTGGGTCAACAAACTCCATGATAGAAAATAGTTCTTCTGGACGGTTTTCAATTGGCTGTCCGGTCAGAGCATACCTATAAACCATTGGTTTAGATATTCTTTTTACCATTTTAGAGCGTTTACTTGAACGGGATTTAAGCATGGTTGCTTCGTCCACTACGATTGCTTGACATGGGATGCGTTTAAAGAATTCCAAGTCTCTGATTAAACATTCAGTATTGACAATTACATACTGCGATGAAATAGATGCTTTCCAAAGTTTTTCTCTCGCTTTGGCAGGACCATCAATAACAGTTACTCTTGAATTTGTAAACCTTTGTATTTCACGTTTCCATTGGTATTTAAGCGAAGCTGGAACAACAACCAGGCATCGGTCAATGTCTCTGTTGGTTAAGAGTGTTTCTATACAAGAGATAGTTGTAACGGTTTTGCCTGCTCCCATGACAAGGCCAAGAAGTACCTGACCACGATCAAGCATCTTTTCAACTGATTCTTCTTGGTAGGGATAAAGGGAACCTGTAAACATCTAAGCAATCCATGGGGGCATAATCTTGGCTGTTTCTAAACCAACCTCAATTTCAACGTCCGTCATATCTCCTATATCTTTAGCATCAGTATTTTTGTAGTTCCACCAGTACAAACCTTTACGAGGTGTACCAAGTGCGTGGTAAAGCTTCTTACTAGATTCTACACCAGCTTTGTCGTTATCCATTGCTACTATAACTTTATCAGCTAAATGCAGTATAAGGTCTATTTGCTCTTGGGATACGTATGCTCCAAAAGTTCCAAGTGCTTGAGCCTTGTCTGTTACCTTGGCAAATCTAATAACATCTAATGGTGACTCCACAATAACTGCTGTTGAGCTGCGGAAACGTTCAACTCCAAAGAGTGTCTTAGATTTCTTTACCCCAGTTGGAAAGTTTAATACACTTCCTAATCTTTTTTCTTGCCAACCATCTAACCGTCCAGTAGCAGACATGATAGGTATGGCCCAAGCTTTGTTCTTTGGATTCCAACGTACACCATAGCGGTGGGTTATCTCAGGGTCTAGATTGCGAGAGTTGCATAACCGTTCTGGAACTCTGTCAAATCCAAAGAAGGCATCACGGTCTACAAATACATCTTCTTGTGGGGCTTTCCCCTCTATCAAAACCTTGTAGCTTGCGTCTACAAGCATTTTCTGTATTTCAACCCCAGAGTCACCACCTGAGAGCTCATACAGGAGGGATGAGAGTGACCCACGTGCTCCACATGAGAAACAAATCCATAACCCAGTTGTGGCGTTCATGCTCCAAGACGGAGAGTTGTCAGGTTTGCCAACCGTTCTTATGTGGACTGGGCACTTACCAGTTATTTCTTTGTCTCCAACTCTTTTAACCTCTACCCCTAGTGTTTCTAGGACTTGGGCCAAGTTAGTCGAATGAGGGGTTGATGTGGTCGTCATAATCTGATACCTCCTCAAATTCCATAGTAGTCCAGTCCCATTTAACGTGCACTTCTCCAGTAGGGGCTGTACGGGCTAATACAACTCTGATGATTGCTTGGTCTTCCATATCTGGGTTTCGCTCAACACCAAGAATCAAGTCGGCGTCTTGTGCAAAAGATGAGGTGTAACCAATTGCATCTGCCGTAACCGCACGAGTCTTTTTGTTGCCTAGCTTCCAAGAAAGAACCTGAGTAGTTGCGACTACAGGAATGTCAAAACGCTGTGCAAGTCTTTTTAAAGATCTTGTTATGTTCGTCAAGGCTTGTGGACTTCCTTTTGCTTCACCCTCCTCGTCATCCATCAAGTACACACCATCAACAAACAATACGTCAGGTTGGTATTCCTGAACTTTCCCAGCAAGAGCTGTAACTGTTGTAAGTGAGGAAGTGTCTTCACTAAAAACAAATGGATGCATGTTCTTACGAATGCTCAAGGCTTTGCGGATCTTTATCATGTCATCGTTGTTTAAGTCACCTGACAAGATGCGGGTATACGGTACTTTGGAAATCAATGAGTCATACCGTGCTTCTTGTTCTTCAATGCTCATTTCAAAAGAAACAAAGAGTGGGCGCTTTCCGTGGATGTGTGCAGAGTTGGCAAGGATCAAAGCAAACAAAGACTTTCCACGCTTTGGTTCGCCAGCAAACACAATAAATTGCTGTGGACGTAAACCATGTGTAATCTTGTCAAGACCATGAAAGCCAGTTGGAATACCACGAAGAGCGTTTGGGGTATTCCGCATTACCTCATAGCGGGCCATTCTGTTTTCCCAGTTTTGAATAATGTCAATGTCTCTAAGGCGGGCAGCATCAACAGATGCTTTTTGTAAACCTACCGATAGAGCGGCCATTGCCTCTTCAAGGTTGTTTGCGTCAATCGCAGGAATTGCATGAGACAAAGAATCCATGATGGTTCTTCTTCTAAACCCTGCTACCACTTCTTCAATCAACCTAGAGAAAGTTTCTCCAGATGCATCCTCTAATGTGACATCTCCAAATTCTTGGTTGAACACACGTTCGGTAGGAACTGCACCATGGACACGGTTGAACTCCAATAACCATGACCATATCTCGGGCCATGAACCAGTGAAGTGCTCAACTTTCAAACCGGCTTTGATTGGGGTATTCAGGTCTTTTTCTTGAATGATTTTTGAAACTAGGTATAGCTCGCTGGAAGCCATCATATTCTCCATGCAGTGTTTGGTTTAACAACGTGGGCTCTAAACCCTATCGTAAACGCTTCTTCGTCAGTTGATACATACACTGTTCGTATGCCTCTGTTGTATCGCAAATCTATTTCGTAATCTTTGGGTGAGTCGTACCACAATACTGTAGTGCGGACTCCTTTACGTAGTAACCATTCGTAAATTGGATCTACTGCTTCAGGGTGCAGGAAGGTGATTACATCAGTACCAATTCCCAAACGATTAACGCAGTCAGCTAGGGAGCGTACAGCAAGATCATTTGGTTTCCACATTGGAATTGCAGTTTCCCAATTATTTGCTCGTTCATAAAACTTGTACTTGGCCTTGGCTGTAACACCTTCAGGGGGTGCAGATAGGACACCCTCCCATATGCAGGACTGCCCCAAGATGGAATACTCTGCTATGTCACCACGTTCCATTAGGAAACCCTTATTTCAGTCATCTCTGTTGTGGATACCTTTACCCGATCACCATACCGACGATTAAAGTCCATGGTTCCTAGGGTTGTAGTGATGATCATTGAGCGGGTGTCTTCGTAGCGTCTGCGTATAAGACTACCTACTTCATGAGTTGAGAATTCTGTTTCACGCTCTTGTCCCACTCCATCAAGTAGCACAACATCAAAAACTCCTTGAATGTATTTAAGGAGGTAGGGCATTGAGTACATCTCTGGAAGAAGTCCACCGTCTTGTTCAAATGTATCTTTGTGCATATCTATGTAGCGATCACTGCTTACAAAACGGCCAGATGCACCGTTGCGCAAAACAAGTTCTTGAAGAACTGCTTGACCAACAATACTCTTTCCTGATCCAGTCTTGCCGTACAAAAACAAACTGTCACCTTGCTGGTAGTTGTTAACCCAGTTGGTAACTTCTTCAATACAGCGATCACTTACCGTAAGTGACTCTAAAGACCATTCTGCCCAGCGTGTGGGAATTCGTGTATGAAATAAGCGCTCTTCAACAGAGCGGTTTCTCCACCACTTCTCTGATTTCCAATCAGTCGGAACCTGGAATGTCTGTGTCATGATTCTCCGTGTAGTAGCCATTTTCAATTATGCTCCAAAAGTCTGAGTCAATAGTTGAAGCTTCTGAGGTGCGCAACTCTAGCCACTCTTCAAACTCTTCGTGTGTTTCAAACGATGTTGTGACCCAATTCACAAAACGTATTAGTTCTTCAAAATTCGTAAATGCAAACACTCCATCAATTTCCATGGGTCACTCTCCGATAGTTGTAAATCGCTGAGACAATCGTATCAGCAGCAGGTCGGAGGGCAGTACGAGTTTTTGCAAGCAGTTCTTTTGGAAGTGTGATACCCACAAGATCTTCCTGTAGTTCTTTAAGGTCTACTTCTTCTTCTCCAATATGCCACTTGACCAGGGAGTTTAAAGAACTAATTTGGTTTCTAAACAATGATGATGAGAAATCATCAGCTAGCTCGATAACTTGTGCTACTAGCTCTGGGTACCTATAGCACACGTCCATTCCTGAGATAATAATAACCTTACGTAAGGCTTCATCAGAAGATTTATCCCAAGGTAAATCCAGCCCCTCACGATTAAAGTCATTGAGCATCAAACTCAGAATTGGACTGGTGTTATCTAACACTGTGTCAAGTGTTTCCATTAGGGATGCTTGAACACCTTTGCTAGAAAACATAAGAACTGGGGATTCTGCTCCACGCATACGGTCGGTGCTAAAGAACTTGTCAATCATTTGACGAACTGTTGTTCGTGAAACACCAGCGTCTAGTAGAAGCTTGATTGTTCTGCGAAGAATGTTCATGTCCTGAAAGGAGTATGAACAAACCATTACTGATCGTGGATGGTACACAAAGTAACTAGCCAAGTCGTTTACCTCTGGTCGAGGTTTACGTTTTACTGGTTCTTCAACCTTTGCTTTTTCGTTTACGTCTGCGCCAAGAATCATATCCTCTACCTTATCACGAGGGCCATCGGCCTTCTTTAGGGTTTTATTACTATTACTCTCTATTATTACTATTTCTCTAGAGATCAGCGCTTTTGTTACTTGTGCTGGTGTTATGTTCATTTTGATAGGGTCATGGGTGACCCCATTGGGGATAGTGGGTAGGGTCATGGGTGACCCTATTAAGGGTGTTTTGTTGGTGGTTGATAGGGTCATGGGTGACCCTATTGCTGGTTGTGTGTAGTTAATAATGTAAGTGTTTGGTTTTGGTTTTTGTCGTAATTTTGTTGTGATTATTTGTTGCTCTGAGAGCCATTTGAGTGATCGTTTTACAGTTTCTTTTGAAGTGTATGATGCATCAGCAATCTCTTGAATAGACGCCGAAACAGATTTGTTATGGATGTGCATCATTGAAACAAGGCATGTTAAAACCTGCAGATCGCGTGGTTGACCATGCTTAAAAATGAGGGGCACTGCCCACTCAGGGACTGCTAAAAAGCGTCCACCAAAAACGTTACTGGTTCCCATTGGACTAGTGATCATAGCCCACTCCAGTCACCCCCACAACCCCTCTTCAAAAATGATACGATTTGTGGTGGCAAATAACAAGGAGTTTTTATGAAAGATTTAGCCAAGTCGCTCAAAGTGTTAGTGTCTGACGTAGTTACATTCTACTTTATGGCACATGGGTATCACTGGAATGTGGAAGGTCAAGACTTCAACCAGTACCACTCCTTGTTCTCGGAGATCTATGAAGATGCATATGGCTCAATTGACCTGATTGCTGAAAACATTCGTAAGTTGGATGATTATGCTCCCTTTAGTCTTCAAAAGTTTCTTGATCTAAGAACTATTGATTTTAAGGATGTTCAACCTAATCCTAAGGCAATGGCTAAGTCATTGCTAACAGCAAATGATTCTTTGCTTGTATCTCTTAAAGATACCTTTGAAGCAGCTATGAAAGCCGATGAACAAGGTATTGCTAACTTCTTGTCAGAGCGCATTGATATGCATCAAAAGTGGGCTTGGCAACTTCGAGCCTCAACCAAGTAAGGAGCCAATATGGCAGAAAAAAAGAAAGCCCCAGCTAAAAAGACAGCCGCTTGGTCTCGTGCCGAGGGCAAGGACCCCAAGGGTGGTCTTAACGAAAAAGGACGTAAGTCTTACGAGCGCGCAAATCCTGGCAGCGACCTTAAGCCACCGGTAAAGAAAGAACAGGCCGCTAAGTCTGAGAAGTCAGCAGCGCGTCGTGATTCTTTTTGTGCTCGTATGGAAGGCATGAAGAAGAAGAACACTTCATCTAAAACTGCTAACGATCCGGATTCCCGTATTAACAAATCTCTTCGTGCTTGGGACTGCTGATGTCTAAGAAGACAAGCAAGTATAGGAAGGGAGGTAAATAAATGTGCGCAGCATGTGGATGTGATATTAAGGATAAGAAGGACCCCGGCTATGGTAAGGGCCCCGCTAAGAAGAAGGCAGCTCCAGCAAAGAAGGCAGCTCCTAAGAAGAAGTGAACTCACTAACTTGGTAGTAGTTACTACTGAATAACAAAAGGCCCCCCTGCGGGGGCCTTTTGCTTGGTTTGGGAACCGTATGTGAAGGACAATCTTACTCGTCCGATTGACTATCTACAACTAAATTCATAATCTTTTTTAAAAGATCTTTGTTTACTCCAAAGCCAATTTCAGTACCGTCATTAAACAACAACAGTATTGACCCAATTTCAACGTCTTCTTTAACTTTGGTTGAACCAGTCAGAGCATCAATTGCCTCTTCTTTGTTCTTTACAAGAAACCCAGCGTTAGCTGCCATTCTTTTTACTGATGCAGCTGGCATAATTTCAAGTGTTTCTCTATCAAAGCTAGTTACATCCAGGTCAAGAACCTTATCCAAATGGTCTTCCTCAGATAAAGTAGTTACAGAAAGCTCAAGGGTTTCCTCTTTTTCTGGTGGGTCAACCACAATAGGGCATAACCCATTAGTAAGTTCTAATGATTCAAGGCCACGGTTAATTGTGCTGCTAGCAAGGTTCAAGGAACGCTCAGGGTTAGTTTCATCCCACATAATGAGTGCAATTCCAGGCTTACAATCAACTAGTAGATCAATTACTGTGGAATCTACATCTTCTACCAAAGTTACATTTAAAGCATGGTTGCTTAATGACTTGGGGAGTGGACGACCTTCTGAGGAAGCAACTATTTCGTAGTCAATTTCGTTGTCTAGCATCCAGTCATAGACACATTCCATTGATGGGGAAATTGTCTTTGAGCCATACCAGGGAATTACAAAAGCGTGTTTTGCAATATCATTAAGCGAAGCGTTAATTACTTCTTTTGGAACACTGGCCCCGCCAAGAATTCCGTATGTATTTGTCTTTACCATAACACTCCTATCGAAGACTCTTGCGGTGTGCAGCATCCCCACTAAGAGTCAACAGGCGGAGTGCTGAATGCACTGTACCAGATAAAGCTGCTATTGCAGCACCGGCTACAAGAATATTATCGACGTCAATAACTAGGCACACTAAATAAGATAGGGCTATTGAGGCCAAAATCTTTACCCAGGGCATTGCTTCTTTTGGGAGCAACGAGTCAATAAGTTGTAGCACTTTATATACAGCTAATGAAGCTATTAATAAATTCATGTGTCTCCTGGTATTACGTCGTACGTAACAGCATACTTGTAGATTGGTGTTTTTGAAATTACATTACTAGTATCTTTATAGTAACCATTACTATACAACGTTCCAGATGTTAAAAGTTCTGGTACTGGCAAGACACTTTGAAGGAACCTAGAAACTACTTGTTGTGTTTTTTTCCAGTTTGCGCTGTAAACAGAGTATGAATTATTCTTTGCCCCAAGCCATCGGTAATCTGAAATACTTCCCGTGCTTAGTCCGCTCAATAACCAACCACCTTCAACTGTGTTTCCATCAAAGTATGTTCCTATATAATCGCGTTCTAATAGTGTATAAGCAAAGTCATCATAAGAAATACTTTGTCCTTTAAAACTATTATAGTACTCAATAGAAAGAGTAGCCTGAGTGTAGGTAGTAATATTACTGGGTATCTCTAATCTCCAAAAGTTGGTTGAGCCAAATACTTGTGGAACAGTGTCTGTCACAATAGCAGTAGACAAAGAAGCACCTGCTCCACCAGTTGGGTAAAACGAAACGGACTTTATAGCTCCTTGAACATCTTTTACTCCAGATGCGGACCCAGGAATACTTGTTGAAAAATAGAAAGTTTCTCCACCAATAACATTTACATAATTATATGACTTAGAAGCTTTACCCGCTGTTGAAAATGTACCAGGGGTACTCCCTTGTGCAATTGTTTTAAAACTTGTAGTACTTAATACAATCACAGATTGTTTAGCTTTGTTGTATCCGTTTGGGGTTACTCCAGTAATGTCAACTAGGTCGCCACTAGTAAAGTTGTGTGGAACACTAGTTGTGTAAGTGAACGTTCCAGCAGATGCAGAAGAATACACAGCATTACTAACAGTATAAGTAATCCCACCTGTTTCAAGTATAGAAGTACCAGTATTTCCTGCAGGTGAAAAGTTAACCCAACTTTGGGTTGTTGGTGTTGCAGAAGTTAAAACACTACTGGGGGTTCCACCATCTAGTGGTGGAGATGTAAAAGCTGAAGTGCTTGCGCTTCCGTTATCATAAATAACCCCGCTGTAGCTACTGGATGGGTAGCCTGCATCAATACCAGCAGATACCCCATTAGCAAAGCGTGGGTCCTTAAGTAAGTTTACTCTTTCAGAGTAAACTTTTATAGTCTTATTAGTGGAATTAATATCCACATTAGAACCACATATAGCCTCTAAATACTTTTCAATAGAACTTGGTGAACCATTGTTTCTTCTTGTAGTGCTTACTGTTTTTAACAACTCCCGTAGTCTCTGCGACCCCAAATCATTAGTTGTTAAAGGAACCCCCATATCTTGAGCTAAAAAATTAAGAGTTTCTTCGTTGCCTACAAAAGGGTCTTTCATAGACATACTAAAATCTAGAGTTGTACGAACTTTGTCAACTTCCCAACCAAATATTGATAGGTACTTTTTTAAATCTCCACTACTGTTTTCATCTTGGTTTTGATAATACACAGGAATTTTTGAGTATAAATCCTCAGTAGAACCATAATCATTGGGTATTAACACCTCTAATTTTGCAACCTGTTCATAGTAGTCATCACCACTATTTGATAGGTACCTAATAAACATTGTGTAGTATGCCCAGTCATCTTCAATACCAATATGTCTAAATTCACCGATAGTTCTTGTATCTACTATTCTTGTTCCTTCAGCAATAGTGTCTGGGCATCCAGTTGATGAATACACAATATGCACAGAATATGGTTTTGGGAGTGATGTAGCATCATATAGTGTAAGTCCCCAACTAATAACTACTGATTGGTAATCATACGCATATGCTTCAAAAAATGCAGCGTTAGATAGCTTTCCACCTGCTGTTATCTGAGTGTCAAGAATTGGCGCTATCTGTACGTCATCACCCTTAACATAGGTAGCAGAAGCACCAGAAGTAGACGCACCAAATAACGTTGAGTCGTATTGTACATACGAACCACCAAATGATTCAGTGTCTCTTAGGATAAAGGATTTACGTGTCATTTTTTTACTACACGCTCATTCCTGAAAGCATAGTTAACCCTATATTTCCTTTTCTTAAAAGACTAGCTGGATCTAAAGTAGTTACTATATTCCCAGAACCAGCATCAGAACTTCTCATTTCAAAACCAGTAATGTCTATATAGTCTATGCCATCTAGTGCCATTATAGCTTTGTATACTTCTGATTTTCTAAGTTGCTTACCAAAGTCTGTGTTATCAAAATCCAGCAAACCATCAATTGCATTTTTTACATTTGTTTCAACCCAACTTCTTACAAAACCGTCAGACACAGTAACAGTTATTGTTATATCTAATCTAACTACGGGTATTGAGGATACCGCAACTGGCGTAACACCCAGCATAGATCTTGGGGTTACAAATGATAATATTGAAGTTCTCAAAGTAGTAGGAACTGCTATTGAATACCCAGTCATTGTTAAAAAGTCACTGGTGTATGGGAGTGCATAAAGGTTTACTGAAGCGTTTGCACCTGCTGTTGGGGTGTATGTTGCAACAGCTTTGTAAACACCATTAACCGATTTAGTAATGTCAGCGTAATCAACAAGCGTTACGGCTCTGTCTTGTGTGCGCATATACGACACAATATTATTTTTAAGAGTCTCTGCGGTTTCTCCATTGCTACCACCAGTAGCTGAGGTTGAACTAGTAATAGTTATGTATGAAGGGGTACTACTAACAAAACTACTAATTAGATTGCTACCAATATTTCCATTTAATCCAGAACTTCTAGTGTAGTTAATTGTAATAGTTGATCCAGAAGGGGGAATAAAACCATTTGTACGGTTACCAAAAGTAACACGCACATCTCCAGATGCGGCCAACGAAACAACAAACCCTCTAGCATTTTTAGGAATTTCTTGTACAGATGAGTATCTTAACCATAATGTTTTAACTCCATCTTCAGTTACATACACTGATGTTGTTTTCATATCTGCGTCGGAATACCCAAGAATGTATGATTGATTTGGGGCTCCGCTTGCTGAAGTGGACAGTATTTCATCAACAACTTGAGTTCCTTCAAAAAGTGTAACTGCAGCACTTACACTGGGTCCAACCGTAGCATCATCAATGTTATAAAAATAGTAAGTTTTATTGTCTGACACTGCAGAAAATCTAGTACCTGCAGGGATACTGTATGAACTTGCAGACGAGCTGTTTGCTATATAAACAGTTGCTATTGAGGAAGCTCGACCACTAGGAATATACCCAAACATATTTGCGTATGCAACAAGGCTTTCTCTTTGCGTGGCAGTGCTTATGAAAGATTCACGACCAGCTCTATCTACATAATAATGTAGGATATCCCCCATATAAGACCATAAGTCTACAAATAACATACCAAAGTCAGAAGGATCTCGGTCAGTCCATTCTGGGGCTACTTTATTTGCTCTAGTCAACAAATCTTGACGGATAGTTGAGTATGTTCTACTCGCATAGTTAAATGTTTGTTCAGTTGCCATTTTTCACCTTACACAATCGTATCTTCAGTAATTAAACCAGGAACAGCTATCTTTATATTGCTTCTTTGTACAACACCCAGAGGAAGACGATATGTAATGTACACGTTAAGTGTAGGATCAGAACTTGTTATAGACGAGGCATCAAACCACATATCTAGTATAGTCGCATTTTTTATACCATCTTCAAGATCCATAAGAGCGTCAATTTTAGCGTCAACCAGCATTAGTTCATCTGGGATTTCATTAATTAATGACGCAACTGTACTTCCATAACTTGGGTTTAGTATTCTTTCTAACTTTTGTGTATTTAATACATTTTCTATTTTTTGGTTTATAACAGTAGCAACATCTTTAGTTGCTGCTACTTTTCCACCAACAAAAGTAAAGGGTGTTTTAATTGATGTCATGGTGTTCTCCTAATCATGCGTTTCCACCATTAATATTTTTTGTAACAGAAGTATCAGTGATGTTGCATACTACATACACTTTATTAAAGTTTTCTCCCTCTACGGCAACCAACAGCTGGTCACCTTCGGAAGGAGGCCACTCGTCACCAATAGCATTTGGTTTATGTACAGTAATAGCTTCATTTGCACCAAGAACTGTAGGTATTTTTACAAGTACTTCTTGGTCTAGTGCCCTTACCACAAGGGCCCTATGTAATGTCATGTCTGAACTAGGCATATTCTACCGACCTCATTGTTGCTGTTATCCATTTATCACCCATAAGTTTAGCTTCCGGTGGTGCAGAGAAAGCGGTTACCTTAGAAGCACTTGGGTATTCTTCAAATTTAGTGTCTTTTGATATAAGTAAATCTGTAACATAGTTTGCTGATTTAACAGAATGTTTAACTTCAGTGATATACCACGCACCATCAAACTCAGAAGAGTACCCACGTAGATCAACAATACCTCCTGGCACAGCACCCGCGCCATACATAACTTTCATGTTTGCATTGTATATAGGGCTATATTTATCTTGAGAATCTACCGTTCTTAAACCCTCCTCTAAAGATGCTGCAGAATAGTAAAGTGGCTTTTTAAAAAGTTTGTTTAAAGAACTTGCTCCTGGAGTAAATTCAGTTCCATCAGAAGTAACTGTATGCACATTATTTTGATTATCTAAAACAGTAATAACTGATTTACTAGCATTAGAATTTGATGATATTCTACCTAAAGTTGCTTCAAAATTTAAGACAGAAAATGGTTGGTTAGACTGCACTTTATTGCTGGTTAGTGCCCTATGGTAAGAAGGGAATCTTCCAAATGTTTTTAACCTATCCCAAATGTGAATATGAGTTCCATGTACATTAAAAGAATACCCAAAAGTTTTACACACTCTATTTAAAAACACCCAATCACTTTCCATTGACTGCACTAGTCTTACTGGCCTATACCCATCTTTTGGATAGTCAATACTAAAACGATGACGATTAGATATCTCAGTTACAATATCTTCTAAAGTAGGATAATCCCAAACTTTTGAGTTAATCTCTTTCATCACATAGGATGCTCCAAGGCAATGCAATCTAGCTAACTGTATAGGGCTATCATTAACTGCACCATCCCTATTATGTGTAACAGGTTCAGTGTATGAAACATACCCATTAAATATTTGGCTTCTACCAGGTGAAGACCCCACAGAAAATTGAACTGGAGAACCAATATAATCCGTTAATGCTAACGGTGGTATCCCAGCCATAGTAACTATTAGCATGTCATGTTTATTTTCTGATAAAGTTAGCTCATACTCCGTTATAGAGTTGTACATAACTGGAGACCCAAAAAGAACAAAGGTGCAATCTCCAGCAAGCGAATTTGAAGAGGCTGTTATCATAGGGGTATCCGTAAGGGTGTACCAACCGGTATGTTGTCAGGCCATTGAACTTGTGGGTTAATATCTGCAATTTCCCAATATCTTGTTTGGTCGCTTAAAAAACGTATGCTAAGCGACATGAAAGTGTCACCCTGTTGAGAGGTATACGCAACATACTGACTACTAGCAAACCTTGTTCTAGAAGCTGTTTGACCAGAAGCATCTAGGCTATATCTATCTGTTGATAGGTACTGAGTTTTCATATTACAGATCCAATTGGTCCAGCCAAAAGACCCTGTGCAGACGGGTAGACTTGTCTAGCTGACGCTACATAATTAATAGTTGACCCTTGTAGTACATCAGCCACCCTAGTGGTAACTAATGAAAAGGGTATAGTGCCAGCATTAGCTACAGTTAGTACTTTTATTTCTAAGGATGTTTCAGTAACTACCACAAAATATTTGTTATTTAAACCATGTACGGTATTAGCTACCGATAGTAATGAGTCCGGTAGTGTGTTATACGTTCCTGCTGGAAATGTACTGGAACCATAAGTAACATTAGTACCATCAAGAGTACTATCCCATCTTGGGTTAGTGTTCTCTTGAGGAGAAGCATAAGAAGCACGATACAGTCTTGTTAACTGTGTTGTGTCATTACTTTTTTGAGTAGCAGTACCAGTCAACCCACTCACATATGTACTAATAGAGCTAACTATCGAACTAAAAGCAGAAACATTAGAGCTGTTAGTAGTTGATGGGGTAATTGGGTTGGCAGCTTGGTTAGAATCATTAAAGAAGTTAGAATTAGGAGAGGTTGAAGATAGCAGGAAGTCATGAGGGCCATCAGCAAAATCTTCCCATGCTTCTTTGCTAGCAATGTTGGCTCCAACAAAATAGTTACCAAGTAACTTTACCCCTGTTGGATAGTCATTTGTACCTGGATAAGCACCAGGTGTCACACCAAGTTTGTTTACTTTAAAAGAAGTAGCCTCTGCACTTGTAGCAAATGGCCCGTAAATTCTTGCACCTATATTTATTTTAATAGTTGGAGTCTCTTTGTCGTAAGCTTCAAACACTTTTTTAGATATTTCATCTTTTTCTTTTTTACTACTAACAAGAGTAACTGTTAAGCCTGGCATAAAGTTTGGTGTGGTAATTGAGTTGGCATAAGATATGCGATATGAAGGGTCATAAGATAATGTGGGGTCTTTTATACTTGCTGATTCAGCTACAATATAAGGTCGTCTATACCAAAAGTTTTTAGTTCCATAAAGCCATATTGGTTGGTAAACAAGACCTGAATCAGCCTTGTTACTACCCTCTTTATTAGTACCAGTACTTAACGCCCACTCAGAAGTTGCTTCAGAATTGTCACCAAGAATTCTTTTGTCACTACTATATCCAACGTTTATTGCTGTTAAATTTTTAGCAAGAATTTTTGTAATCTCAAAATTTGAAGAATCTGCAAATTGTTGACCATCCGTGTTTGCAGCAGCGGTGTCTGCAAGTTGTTGAGAAATAAATGTTTTGTTTTTTGCAAAACCAAGATAAACTGCTTGCATCTGTATAAATACTTTGCATTGTATTGGAATCATTTTTGCACTAAACTTTGTAAATAAAACTCGTGTGTTCATTACAAAACCATCAACCATAAACATTGGAGAAAATATAACCCGACATGGTTGAGGTATTAGGAAAGCGGAGTTTCCAATGTTTATGTTAGACATAAAACTTAAATTTGTTGCTGCATCACCAGATGGGTTGTTTATATCATTTAAAAATGCTGCTAAATTTGCAGAGTTAGTGTCTGTCTCAATGTCACCCTCTGCGTTAACTTTGGTTACGCCATTATATTCAGTTGTACCAGTACTTGCATCTACTTGTATATTTAACTCAGAGTAGTTTCTACTTGCGTAGTACGCAATATCTGATCTAGTTTTTTCTTCTTGAGCTTTCATTAACTCTGCACTTAACCCTTGCCCAATTATTGAATACAAAACTCTTAAGTCATGAAAAACCCCAACAGTCTGGGGGCTTGATTGATCTGGTACATCAGCGTTATCTTCTTTAAAGCTAAGGGATGTTGAACTGTTGACTTCAGTAGTTCTATCAAAAATTAATTCAAAAGCAAACGATGCATTTCCAGCCATAGGTTGAGTGAGTTGCTTTGGGTCTTGAAGGATTGGTAAGTACATATCTTTACGTGCTTCAATTGCATGTTCAATATCTTGTGGGTTAAACTGAAACCTACATCGCATGTTTGGAAATCTTGTTCGACCTTCACCTTGATCAGTTATAAGGTTTCGGATAAATCCACGAGTTAGTCTTGTTGTGCTATTAGTAGTTTCAAATGAACTATCAACTCTTACAGTGCCTGTTCGTACAAGGTTTGGATCAAAAGCAAAAGGTTTATTTAATACATCATCTTTCTTATCTCCAACACCCCTAGAAGTACCTGGTGAAGTTTGTTCTAGAAAATCATATAAATCGGCATAATCTTTATATGAGGTCATTACATACTCCTAATTTTATTAATGTTGGTTTCTTGCTCAATTAACTTAGATATACGCTTAGCCATTGTTCTTAAATCATACTCACTAATTGACCCACCAGAACCAGATGCAGTCATGTGAATAACTGGGGCAATTGTAATGGTACTACCTTCATGTACAGTAGTTCCTCCAAGTGAACCCCCTCCTGATGTAACCATAGGGGAAGATGGGATACTCATAGGAGACACCTCTGGCTGTGGGTCGCCTGTTATAGCAGTTCCTCCAAAGTAATTCCCATAGTTACGGTATAACCCTTGAAGGTCTTTGTTTTTTATTGCGGTGTTATATTCGTTAACAACACTATCAATAACTGACATCAGACCCCTACTAGAAGCACTAGTACTTCTACTAGCTACTGACTTAAAATCAGCAATAGTTGGATTTGGTTGCATCATAACTTTCATTAAACCTGTTTGATGTCGCGTTAAGTGGTGCGCAGTGTAGTTAAGACCTTGTTCAAGGGTATCAAAGTTTTGAACAGGATAGTTACCATTTTGGTTGTAGTTAGTTTCAGATCTATCAAGCCCAGCAATAGTACGGCGGTTGTTACCAGATACTACGTTGAAGGGGTTGTACATACCTCCTCCACCTTCTTTTTTAGTCCAGGCCCTTAACCACATCAACTTTTCTGTTGTTATGTTTGTTCCAAATTTCTTTAAAAGTTTTTCTGAGAAGTCACTAGTGTCAACACCAAAACTAGGGTTTATATTTTGGTTCCAGTTTACACCCCGACCTCTAACATTTTTTGATGCTTCCTCTAAACTTAGCCCTGTTTCTCCTAAGAACTTTTGTACATTCATACCCTTAGTCCAGGCAAGTTGAACGTGGTGGTCCTCACCTTCACCTGTAGTAAGACCAAACCTATACAAGTTCTGCTTAACCCATGCTTTAACTTTGGGGTCAGATAGGTCTAAGTCAGCGGCCATACCAATTTCATGAAGAGATTCACCCGGAGGGGCTGCAGGTGGGTTGCTATCATTTGTTTTTTTCATCCATTTTTTACCACCCCAGTTAATAACCTTACGTGTTTTACCATCATATTTATCTACAAACGTAGTTGTACCTGCTGGAACTTTGTCTGTGTAACGGTCAGTAAACATTTTAGCCTGTTGGTAAAAGTCTCTGCGCCCACCACCTGGGCTTAATTTTAGATCTAGGCCAGCTTCTTCCATAGCTTTTGTTGCCATGTTTTCAACAGATGTTTTAAGACCAGGGTTTAGATTCTCACTTGCAAACTTGTTTGTAGTAGCCATTTTAGTTTCTGTTTGATGACTACTTACTGTACCTTCTAAAACAAAAGTTCCTGGGACGTAATTTTCAGGAAAAAAGAACTCTTTACCTTGCGGAACAGCTGGGTCAGTAGCAAGAGGGTTAGAAGGAGTGATATTTGGAGCACTCTTACCAGCTATTGAAGGGGTTGTACTAGCAAACCCATAGAACCCAGACTTTCTAGAGAAGGGACTTGACTCATCCAAAACTGGGTCACCAGCCATTGCTGCTCCGGCAGCCATCATGCCAAAGCCAATAGGTGCTGCTGCACCAAATGAAAGCATACTTATTCCAGCACCAGCAAAACCTAAGGCACCACCGAGCAACTTTTGACCAATGCGGTTACCAGTTCTTGCACCAATAATGCCTTTAAGTGCATGTTCAAATTTTCCTAGTGCTTCAGTTACCTGTTGGGTCTGTCGTTCTAATTTTGCGTATGAGCCAGCTTGGTCTCGGTAGAACTGCTCATCTCTTTTTCCACGTTTGCGTTCAGTCTCTTCTGCTTCCATAGCAAAAGTGTCATCAATACCCATGCGTTTACGATCTTCTTCTTTTGTTGGATCGTACATCCCTTTGCCACCCTTACCCTTAAAGGCAACATTAGATTGAGCGTACTGGATTACTTGATCTTGTAAGTCCCCAGAAACACCCATAGAAGATAGTGTTGCTCTAGTAACAGATCCAGGAGCTGAGGCGGTTTTTGCAAGACCTGGATCATTTAACCCAGCTTTTCTAGCAATATTTTGGATGATATCTTTAGTACTGTTCTGTTGCCCACCTGGACCAATAAGGCTCATACCGGTCATCATAAACATCTTGTTTACTGTTTCCGGAGCAGCAAGGTTTTCAATGATACTGGAGGCTCCTTCTGCTCCCATAGAGAATCCACTAATGGTTCTCATCATCTCAACACTTGATGCCTGTTGGGCAGCATTGATACCTGTACGGGCTTGTAAGGCCATCAACTGGTTAATACCATTAGTACCAAGCTTATAGTCAGTTAAGGGCATTCTAAGGTTAGTCATTACCTGACCTTGGCTCATACCTGTTAACTGCTGCATCTGGAGTGTAGATCTATCTGCATTAAGCGCGTAGTCTCTTCCGGCTTCTACACGGTTATCAATAGCTTGTACTGCTGTCTTGGCTAAAGTACCAGCCATGCTTGCAAAATTACCAGCTTTTGAAAAACCACCAGCAGTAAGCTGTTGTATTCCACCTATAGCACCACTACCACCTTTAAAACTTTCATAACCAGGGGCAGCATTAACACCCCCTGCTATTCTTTGAAAAAACCCACCACCTCCACCTTGCCCTCGGCCTTGAGCTAAAGCATTTTGCCCAGATAAAGCAGCAGATACTGAATCAGGGGCAGGTTGAACGTCAGGAGACCTACCAGGTGAGGTCCCTACAGTTTTAGTACCAGCTGCTTGGGTTGTTGAACCAGTAGAAAACTGTCCACCTTGAGAACCAGCCTGGTGTACTTCATAAGTAGCAGAAAAATTATACTTTTCATACATCTCTTTAAGGATGTTTCTGGCTTCTGTCAGTGTGTCAACTAACGCCTTAGTTTCTTCCTTAATTCCTTTTATACTCTCTTTAAGACCCTTAAGAGATGAAAGATCAGCGTTAATACCAACAGAAGAAGAGACCATTGCCCCTGCTTCTTTGGAAACTGATTTGTTAATTTCATCTTCGGTCATTAGCTACTGCCTCCATCAGATATTCTCCATTTAGCCATACGGAACCAAAAGTCTCTTTGGCGTATTGTCATACTCCGTATATCATCTAAACTAAACCCTTTGTAAACAGTAGCTACGCCTTCGTACTCCCAGTATATACTTTTTAGGTCAGGCAAGTAGAAGGGATACCCAGTCTACATTTATCACAATATCAGCGCCACAAGTAGCGCACTGGGTATTCACCTCCCCAAGCTTGGGTCCTACTTTGGGACCTAAAATTGCTGAGAGGATAGCATTTCGGTCTTGAAGACCAAGGTTTTTTGCCCACTCTTCACTATACAAACTATCCTTGTGTTCTTTCCAAACTACACAACGACTAATAAGCAAAGTGCTCTGTTGAGCAAGACTTTCACCTTTTGACATAGCAATGTTGTCTGAACCTACAGGAAGCTTGAACTTCATTGCTTCCCCATTTTTAAGGGTGACATTGAAGGGTTCACGCAAGTTAAACGTGGTTGTTTGAATTGGAAAATCTTCTTCAATGTTGATAGTTACATCATTTGATGTTTTACAAGCACTACAAGGGTACTTAAACGTACGCTCTGGACCATAGGTTGCTCTGAGGATAGCAACTAACAAAGTGTCTCTATCCCCCGTAATCAACTCTTCAATGACACTCTTGTTGTTTTTAACAAGAGTGTCACCAATACGAACAGTTGCACGACTAACCAAAGTACCAACATACATTGCATAAGTAATGTTTTTGTTACCTTCTAATGATGCTAAGAATTCTTCATCCTTACCATTAAGCTCCCTAACCTCTGCCGTAGTTTGCCATTGACCCGTTACAGGGTTAAGTAGGCCTCTTTGCAATTCTACAATTACAGATTCTGGGGCAGCAATAACAGGGGCTGGGTCTTTGAACATTTCGTCCATAGACTCAACTTCAGTTGTATTACTCATTGTTTACTCCTTGTATGTTTGGTTTAGTTTAACGCTTCTAAGTTTGAAATGTCAGTTGCATTCCATGCTAACTTAAATCCTTCATGGTGTACCGTAAGTTGTTGCACAATAATACCAGAGTCTCCCGCTGAAAGGTCACTCAAAGTGTAAGCACCAGGCCAGCAATCAAACATTTTAATACCTAGGCGAACTTTACCCAAGTTATTTGCTGCCGAACTAGTTGTACCTGATTCTTGGTAGGTACCAACTGAGTGGGGATGATCAAAAACTTTAACCATAATGTTACAACGGTAGTCATTACCACCAGTAATATTAGAATCGGAACCACCTACTGTAGCAGTGTTCCATGAGTGAAGAAACTCAGACCATTTCCACAAATGGCTTTGTTCTGCAATAACACCACGACTAAACGTAATGGGGCCAAAGTCAGACTGACCAACTAGCTTATGGGTATGGGTATTCATTCCACCTTCACGGTAACCTACCATTTGGTGCTGTACTGAAACACCAGTCATAGCAGCAAACCCCAAGTCACCAATACCATTAAGAACTGTTGCTAAAGTACTATTAGCAGTAGGTTGGATAGTTACTTGAAATTTAAAGTTACGTACTGGGTCTGTAGCGGCTGAACGTGCCATTATGCATTCTCCTTGTTAGATGTTTTCGATTGCGTTTGAACCACCGGTCCACTGGGACAGGTTAATTACTATAAATTCAGCTGGGTATTGCAGAGCAACACCAACTTCAATTCTTACTTCTCCGTTATCTATGCTTACGGACGTGTTGTTTGCTGAACTACAAGTTACGTAGAAAGCTTCAGCTGCGGTTTCACCCTTCAAGTTACCTTGGCGCCAAAACTCAGCAAGCATGGATGAAATGCCAAGAGTAAGTTGACTCCACAATCTTGAATCATTGGGCTCAAATACAGCATAAGCTGTTCCATCTTTAAGAGCCTGCTTCAAGTAGTTCAAAGTACGGCGTGAAGAAATGAACTTTCCTGGAGCGGTCTTATCTAGGGTGCGACCACCATTAACAACTACTCCACCACCAGGGATTGCTTTGAGTGTATTAATGTTGTAGTTACCATACAAAGTTCCGGTTTCAGATGCCGTAAAGTTTGTTCCAAGACCAATTGCGTTTCTAATTCCTACGTTAAGTCCTGCAGGCGTCTTAGCAACTCCCTTTTCAATTTCTGTTCTAATGTAAGCACCAGCAATAGCTCCACCAGGTGCAGTTGCTTTTACTGCTCCAGGACCAGTTTTTGAAGGGTCAATCATTAACAAGTGTGGGTAGTACACAGCCGCGTAGTTTGAAATTGTGTATCCTCCAATGTTTCCACCAATTGTTGAAACATTGGTTTCACTCATTGCCGGGTCAATAATAACAAAGCTATCACCACGGCCCTCAGCCTTAGCAATAAACGGGTTAATAATTTGTGCTGAAGTTTTGTTTACAGCATTTAATAGCAATACGCCTTCAACGACATCAAGTTTTGTTAAAGCCGAAACATAGTCTGAATCTTGTACTGATGACCCCGCAGAGCCACTTGCATAAGAAACAGCACTTCCTGTATAAGCAAAAGCTGAACTAGTTCCAGTAGAGGTTGTTGCAACAGGGACTGGGTTACCAATAACCACATTATCAATGTATTGTGAATAGGTATTCAAAATAGTTACAAAATAACGGTTAGCTGATACATCAGGAGAAAGGTCATTCCAACGTTCAACTTCAACACCATTAAGCTTAACAACCAAGTTAAATGATGGCATAACTGTAGAGGTAGCTGTGGTATTACCATTGCTAAATTCTAAAGTAAGGTTATTACCCCAAGTTCCTTTGCTCATTGCAGAAGCAGTAAACAAGGTTGCGGTCGTTGATGCAGCGCCACCAACATTGGGGAAATAAGGAACCGTTACAGTTGCAGCAACAGCATTAGACGAGTTAATTCTTACAATATAAGCATCTTTACCACCGTTTGCAAAATAATGATAAACAGCAAAGCCAAGATCGTATTCCTGGCTTAGTTCACCATAAAGAGTACGGTACTCTGACCAAGAACTAATCAAGGTAGCGTTAGAAGGTCCTCGTGAGGATTCTCCAAAGAAAACTGCGGTTGAACGAGAGGTACTAGCTTGTCTTGGCTTTGATACAAAAGCTGACTCTGTTACGTACACACCAGGGTTTTGGTAAGTGGGCATTTAAAACTCCTCTAAAATGTCGGTTATTGACGGAAAATTATCATTGTTATCTACAGCTAAAGCACCTTCAACTGAAGCAACTTTCTTAAACACAGTAAGATCCGTGTCAGCTATTTCAGCATTCATTTGTATTGTAAACACTTTTCTAAAGATACGTTTTCGGTATCCTGCTTCTCTATCAAGGAGGTCCGAGGGATTCCATGACAGAAGATCAAATCTTCGAATTGTACCATCTTCTGGGATTTCAATAAATCCTTGTCTAAATGGTACTACTCGTCTTAATATTTTACTAGATAACTGTCGATCATGTAGGGCAGTTCTGGTATAGGTGGTTACTTGGTACACTAAAGTAACTGGAATGAAGGAATGCACTTTAAGACCAGAGGTGTTTGTAACCTGAGCAGCAAGCTCGGATGCAGTTAACTCTGAGGGATAATAATTAATATATGCAGGGCTATTGGAAGCTGAGGCAGAGTTACTGTAGTAATAAGTAGTTTCTGAAAGCTGGCGCCTAGTGTCATGCGACATGCCAATCATTTCCACAGTTATAAATGGGTAAGCTTTTTCAGTTTCACCTTCTGGATACCTGAAAAATACTTGTACTAATCTCTCTTGGTTGCGGTCATCAGAAACAGTTAGGTTACTAAACCTATTCTTTACAGCAGCATCTTCTGCAAGAAGGAATCCCTTATTAGACATTATTTAAGACCTATTTTTATAAGTTGTGTTTTAATTAACGGAATAAGTTCTTCTTGTGCTTTTATTGCCGCCATTCTAATAACAGGGCTGGGTGGGAATTCATCAGAACCATGTTCTAGCATATCAGCATCTGGATGATTTGATGTAATATGTACAACCATATTGTCATAATCAAAAGTTACATTAATAGTTTTAGCAGCTTCACCCCAAGAATCTTTGGCCTCTTTACGTACCTTTGTCTGGTACTTTCTAACTGCAGCTTTTATTGCCTTTTCAACTTTATTTAAACTAGTAATTAAGTTGTTAACTGCATAAGGGGTGCTTGGCTTAACTTTAGAACGGTAAGAAGAAGTTGATGCAGTTTTCCCAGTCATTGGGACCCCTTACAGTTCTAGGCGTTGAAGGTTACAACGCACGTTGCAACTAGAACAATTTTAGCCTATTTGAGGTAGGGTTGCAGGCCATGGGAGGTTATTAGACGACAGCTCAGGAAAGTTATTGTCGTTTACAAATTCTTGGTCAACATAAAGTTCTTGACCTTCAATAAGTACAAAAACTTCACCTTTTACGCGACCTCTAACTGTATAACTATACACAGAAAAGAATCTACCATCATACAAAAATACGTCATTAAGATGGTTTCTATATTCCCATACCGTTTCAATTCCGGCATTTCGCATGGCATTAACAGGTACAAATAGATTCATTGTTTCTAAAGTTAATCTACCCTCAGGAATAGATCTTCTTTGGTCTTCTGTTTCTGCAGCAAGTAGAGCAGGAAGAACAACACCAGGTTTGTACTTACGACCACCCGTACCATAAGGTGATTCGTCATACACATCATCATAAACACTGGTAACGCTGGCGCTAGTTCCTAATGGTATAAATTCATACCAAACTAAGTATTCCGAACCTGAGTCTTTGTGTCTTTTACTAAAGTGCTTATTAATTAAGGATAATTCAGTATGAAGGTTCATTAGTAAAATGAATTCGTAGTAGCACCCGATGGTGGGTTAGTGTCTATATACACGTCTTCACGTAGCTTATCTCCCTTAGTTTCTGGGCTAACAATACCTTCATCAATTTCAGGCCACTGACGTTCCAAGGGTGAGAAATCTCCAAGTTCTTTAGACTTGTATAGTGGCACAAGGCGATTGGTAGTTCTAGAAGTACGGCGAAGATTAAAGACCTCTAGTCTGTCAAAACCAATATTAAGTGATGTAGCGTGACGCCTGTATTCACCCTCCCACTGGGAAAGTAAAGATTGCACCATTCTAAAACGTTGACTAGCTGGAATATGTACAGACTCAGAAGTAATAACATCAATATCACGACTGTACTCAGTCATTAAAGCCCACAAAGACTCACAGATAGCAGCTATACCAATGGCATTAATAACTACATCTGACAATTGTTCAATAGACAGGTTAATGGTATGTAAGTGCTTTTCTAGTGCTCTTTTAGCATAAAAAGATAAGTCAGTAGGGGTAACCCACTCATAATAGTAACCCTCAACCATAACTTTAGTGCTACTTGAATAATTTCCGGAAAGTCTTAAAATACCATTACGTTCATCAACACTATATTGGGAAGCTGCCAATACCGATGCTGCTCCGGAGTTAGATGTGTATACAGCTACCCACAAAGATTCAGAGTCAATATTAATATGGTCTAATTCATAGGTACGTCCAACAACATCAAAAGATGTTTGAAAGAACTTAGGAAAATCCCTGAGATAGGTCCTTGCAATAGTTTCAATATCTGCTTGTGTTGCCATATAACCAGTCTATCTCAAGTAGGGGTGTCAGCGGAGTCTTTACCTGGCACAGTCTTCTGCATTGGTTGGTTTACAGCTGGTTGTTCTGGGCGCATTGCGCCAACACTTGTTATACGCCTAATTCTTATTTCGTCAGGAGTACCAGTTGGATTAGGAAGCTTTTCTATCATAAAGCGCGTATAAACCAACGCATGGTTATGTTAGGAGGAATAACACTGATAGCAGTACTAGCACCAGCACCACCACCAGTTTGTGCAGCTACATTTTCTGTAGTGTTTCCAGTACTAGATTCACTAACACCTACATGCTCTGGGAACACAATAGGGTGTTGGTGTGAAGGGGCATCAGCAGTTTCTGCCGACCAGTGCATTTGCATACCACTTATGTTTGCATTAAAGAATGTGTTAAGACCATCAGCTACACCATCTGCAGTAAATGAAAACGGAGCTACAAATCCAATATTACCACCCAAACCATCAGCTGTTCCGGGTATAAAAACGTTAAGTCTTGTAGCAAAATCTCCAGATAGTCCATCTTGGGTCTTTGTACCTAAGTGACTATGCACCCCACCAGAGTTAGTGTTTTGTTGGGCATGGGTATGCTTTATAGGGTGTGTGTGGTTGCCAACCCCATGAGTGTGCACAGGTGAACTATGAGCATGTGCAGGTAGATTACCCTCACTCAAAGTGACTGTTGCTGCTCCACCAATAGTACCTGGGGTACTTGATCCTTGAATGAACTTATTTGATAAATCTGGCAATTTAAAAAGTGTATTAGTATTAGAAGTTCCGTAAGTGGTACCTAATAAGTTATACAAAACAGCATAGTCTGATTTAGCTATATCTTGCCCATTACATTCAAACCAAAATGTTTTACCAGCAGGGTTTGGAGTTGTAACATTGCTTGGCCACATAATTATTGAACCAATCGGAGTTACAGACCCAGATTCAGTCTGTAGTAATAGCTCTATCCACTTGCCATCTTTTTTGATAAATGTACCTGAACTACCAGCTACTGTGGTGTATCTGTAGTAAAAATCACCGTCAATACCAACACTGTCACTAGGGTTTGCACTACCCCTAAAACTAATACTTGATGAGATGTTTACACGTTTATCTACTATACATGAATCAGATATTGCTGAAGCACCACTTCGGTAAATAGCAGCTAAAACAACATCCGTTGTAGAGTCAATGTATGATCCAGTTGGAGTGTTTAGTCTGTCTGCTGATTTTGGAAAAGTAGGGTTACTAGAACTTTCAATACCAGCTAAAGAAACAATTGAAACAACATTAGTCGTTATGTTTAAACGTGCAACAACTAAGTCAAATCTATTTGAAGTTGACGTTGGAACTGACGGTAAATCTTTTTGAGGAATACCAGTTACTGAATATATTTCTCCCCTTATGCAAACCCATCCCGATTCAATTTGAACTTTATATTGACCAGTAGCAACACTCACTTTACAGCCAGTAACTACACCAGTTGACCGGTCTCCCAATATTTGAAAATCAAGAGAATCCGGCTCAGCCTGGTCTAGGCTAATAAAATGACTGTTGCTATCTGGAATATCAGTAGCGTTAGGGATTATGAAGGGCATGTATACCTCAGGCCATAGTGTCGTAAATATTACCGTTATTACGGAGGTAGTTAAACAAGTCTTTTGGCAACTTGTAACTCTTTCCGTCAACAAAATCAAACTTGTCTTGACCCCAGAACATAACCCATGTTCCCTTAACTCTTGCTTTTACAAAATTAGGGTCAGACGAAGAAACAATGACGGGTTTGTCAATGACTACTTCATCGTGTTCTACTGGTTCTGCCCAATTTGTGGTGGTCGTAATCTTGCGAGCCATGATATCTCCTTGTAGTTATGTGCTTATAAATGGTAATGGGTGGGGGTTTCTGCCCCCACCCATATTACACCATTCGTACCCTTAAATGGGTTACGATTCCTTACCTTTTTAGGTTCAGGAAATGGCGCCACCAAGCGTGTTGAGAATAACACGCGACTCGTGTGTGATTACACCAAAGCCCCAGATGGCGTACCAGGCAAGACCATGCTCACGACCAAAGTCAATGACACCACCGTCACGCAATTCAACCGGAAGGCTGATGGCGTGACCAAAGGAGTTGTCACCAATCATGATGGCGTTGTAAGAATCGGCATTTTCCTGGAAGCCAGCAGTAGCACTGGTGTCAAGGGTTGAACCCATACCGTACAGAGGAGCAGTGGTTGCAGTAGCATCCAAGCCCTTCTTAACCTGGGTGGTTTCAATGAACACGACGTCATACAAGCGGCCAATTTCACCGAGCATGAAGTTGCCCGGAGCAGCGTACTTGGTGACTTCGATGAATTCCGGCCAGTCACGGAGCGAACGGCTCTGCGACGGGTGAACGAAGCACACGTAGGTGTCGCCCAAACGCGGGATGTTCTGACCAGCGAGGACTTCAACTGCGTCCTTGATGGATGCGGGGCTCAAGTAACCAGGCGATGAAGCGGTACCAAGGTTACCTGCATCGTACGGGCTGATTGCGCCACGAGTAGAAGCTGCGGTACGACCGAACACAACGCTCGGAGGAACAGCCGATCCACCACCGAACGGGATACCGTTCTTGTAGAGGGTATTACGAGCCTGAATGTCCATGCTCTGTGCCATGTGACGACCAAGCAGACGCGAGGACGAAGCCATGACGTCATCGAATGATGCATTGAGCAACAATTCGGTAACGGCAACAGCCTTACCCTGTTCTGACACGGTGATCTGAATCTGGCTAGCTGACAAAGCTGACGGTTCCATACGTGAACCTTCAGTCAAGTTAGCTCCAGCTGATTCATCAACCGTAAGGTTGTTGTAGCGCATGAAGTTGATGGTCAAACCTGGCATAACACCGAGTTCCGTCTTCTTCACAGCGAACTGTTCAAAGCGTAGAACCGGCATAGCCTGGAAAAGGATTTCCTTTGACCAAATTTGCTGGATTGCGGGAGATAGAGCCGAACTACCGTCAGTGTATCCTGTTACTTGGTTGCCTGAGCCACCAGTATAAGTACCTGTTCCGGTAATTGCTCCACCTGCGGGTGCGGGTAATGCCATTTTAATATCCTCCGATGGATAGGTTGTTGGGTTTAATTACTAGTAACGGCCTCTAGGAGCCCGTGTTGCTGACATAAGTCTTTCACGCATTTTTACGTATTGATCCATCGGCATATTACGGATATCTTCCGCGCTGACCGTTTGGTAGTCCGTTTGGTTGTCCAGTGGTCCAGAGGGGGGCGCCGTAGTGGTGGTCCCTTTCAAGCGAGGGGGGCTCGCTTGCTGGATTGATTCAATTATAGCAGTACTTCGATCACGAAGTACTGTAATGCTATGTTCAATCTCTTCTTCACTATTACCTGCTACAAGATCTCGTAGTTCAGGAATAATCGTGTCAGTCTCAGACTGGATACGTCGTTGACGATACGATTCTAGTTGCTGGAGGTAACGTTCTTTTTCAAGCATTGCATCAGTGGCTTGGCGTTGCTTTTCCAATTCGGAAAACTTCTGACCCCACTCTTGCTCAACCTGGTTAATACGCTGATTGAATTCATCTTCTCTTTTTGAAAGAAGATCCTTTGCAGAAAGCTCTTCTATTTCACGCTGACGAGTAAGCTCTGCTTCTTTCTTAGCGCGATTTGATGCTTCTTTAATGGCTTGCTCACGATCAGTACTAAGCACCGATAGCTGCTCTTCCATTGATTTGACACGATGATCGGCGTCTTCAAGACGCTTGTACATCTTGTCCTTCTCCTGCTGACGGACTTTTTGAATGTCCTCTTCAGAGAAATACTTTTCTTCCTGTACCTTTGGAGCCGGAGTTTCTTCCGGATCTACAGGTACCTGAATACCATCTTCAAATTTTGACATAAGTTAACCTCTTTTAGTTGGGCTGTTAATAGCTGAGTTAAAACTACAATTTATTCTTCATCAGGAACACGACGCTGGGATAACCTAGCTCCGTATGCCTTTGCAACGATATTGTTTACCATTCCTTCTACAGGACCACCCATAACTTGAGTGCCCGGTAAGGGGCCCCCTTGTCCTTGTGGTGAACCTGCACTTGTTACATTACCATTTCCAGAGGGTACCGTGCTGGTGCCATCTGGTCCGGGTAACAAGCCTGTTGCCATCATGACAGCTTGATTGATTTGAGCGCGCAACATATCAAGCGCACCCTGGTCAATAGCATCATCACGGAGTTCTTCAAATATCTCAGCAAGTTTCTCCCGTGGGAACTCCTCACCAAGCATGCGCATAGCGCCTTCTTTAGATTCAAGACCCATAGCCATTTTAGCTTGGGCTTCGTTAAGTTTAATAAGCACGTCAATTGGCAGGGGTTCAGGCCAGTGAACTTGCGTGCGGTAAGTCAAGGGGTCCATAGGATCAAGCTGTGTAAGTTGATCCACTTCAGGTGATTCTGTAGTAGCAGGGTTATAGATAAGAGCTTCAGGAGTAAAGATTGCTGCTGTTCTAATGATCAGTTCATTAATCTTTTCAAGGCCTTTAGTAAAGTGAATACGCTTCATGTTAAAGCGATTCATCAAAGGCTGATATTGAATAGCAAGAGCTACACCAGAAGTGTTAGATACTGGCTGAAACTGTCCAAGAGCTGTTTCGGGTACACCTGTAAGTTCATGCATAGCTCTTTTAAGGAACGTAATATACTCTAAAGCTCCAGCCATGTTTCCGCTAGATTCAAGGTTAAATACACTAGCTTCCTTAGGAAGACCTGCCCAAACTTTCTTAGGACCACGTTCCAACTGGCTTGCCTTAGCTCCAGTAATAATTGTTACTGGAGCAGCATGATAGTTAATGATGTCTGATACTTCAGTCATCTTTTCGTTTAGCTCACGGTTGAGAGGAATAATATCCCAAATATCAGCTTGTCCCCAAGGGGATGAAGAGATGGTCATGTTGGGAATATGCACAATTGGAATATGACCAATTGGATTGGGGTATTGATCAACTAGCTCATCATTAATATATTGCTCAATAGAGTCATCAGTCAAGATTTCAGTAAAGGTGTAGACCTGACGAGTACCTTCAGGGCTAGTACCCCAAAAGCGGTATTTTAATTTAAAACGCAACAAACGATCACGGTCATGAGGGTGGTATTCAGGAAAACAGTGTGCTGGGTTCAAGGCAATAACACGAATACGTCCTTCATTTGTTACCCCAATTGGGTCAACATAAGGGTCTTCATAAGCTACTTTTACAAAACAGTCACCAGTTACTCCAGCAAGTTGACCCATTTCCCAAAGGACATTATGCTTTGAGTTGTCTTGTTCCCATACACGGTGTAGCAATTGGGGGATAATTGCACCGTTCTGTTCAGGAACTTTCCATTGAACGCCCTTACCAAAACAGAAGTTGGTAATGTAATCTGCCAAAGTACGGGTGTAGTTAAGGGTAATGTTTTGTTCACCCTGTTCACGCTTGTAAGACCAGTGGTGACCAAGGTACCAGGCCCAGCAAGCACTGTAACGGTTAAGTCGTGGACCATGAACTTCAAACTCTTCATCTGCAAGTTCTACTAAACCAAGTGGGGAAATAGCAACAGTTAGGTCACTAGAGGAAGCTCTATAACTTGGTGACCAAAAATCAATCGGCATTAAAACCCCTGGTGTTAAAATCGGACAACATTAAGGCAACTATGTCAATAGGTGCATCAATGTATGTTATTGATTGTACCATTTTAAGTGGGATATGAGCAGGATTGCTATAATATTCCGCTTTAGATTCTTTGTTTTCTTCGTTAGTATCAACAAGGAATGTTCCGGCAAGGGTTATATAGTCATCTAAGAAATCTGGAATAACCCAACCAATACTTATTGGTCGTATTGGGTTAGGTTTGTAGGACTTGGGGTCCATCCAACCTGTTGGTCCGTCAAACGCATCTAGCCAAGTAACAATAGCTAACTGTGGAGTTATTGGACTATCAACTTTCTTTTTTCTCTGCATTATAAAACTTCCCTCTAAAAAAGGCCGACCCGTTATGAAACGGCACTTGTTCATACCAAAACGCACCATCGCCTGGTTCAAAGGTGACTATTCCAATACCTTGCTGCCAGTCTTCTACAATGGTCATAGGTCTACCGTCCAGGTCGATTGATCCTTTGGTAGATGGGACGGTGCCGTCGCATCTTGCCAACGTACCAGGGGATGCGGCCATGATGGTCTTTGCACCATCCCAATCGTCACGGGACCGTTCAGCCCATTCACGCCGGTGGATGTGACCATATAGGACTGATGTTTTTTCTGTGTTGAGGTAGGCATGCGCTGTCGACCCGTTACTGCGTACTTTTGTGCCGTGGATGACGCGGAGTTTTTCATTGATCCAAAATTGTCCAGCTGGATAGCCCGGTACATAATGTATCCCGTAATCGTCGAAACGACAGAGATAAGGAATGCTAAGCACAGGCCAGGACTCTGGCGTATTACCTTTACGAATCCCAAAAGCAGCTTTCGCGTTATCGAGTACAAAGTTCACCAATCTTTCTTCATGGTTTCCAGCTAGCCATACAATCTTAGCGTTAGGAGCATACGTCCGCAGCTGTGCTCCAAGGGTTGTAGCACGGTCAATAGACGCTTGTGTAGTTAGTGCATAAGCACTACTAAGGCGGTATTTACCAAATTCAGGGAAGTCCAGGTTGTCTCCAACTAGAACAATCATGTCTGGATTAAGTGATTTTGTGATAGCTAAAGCCATCTCAATGGCGTGTTCGTCATGAGTGGCCTCTAATTCACCGTTACGGGCACGGAAATAACCAATCTGCATATCCGGAAGGACTACGCAAGTTTGGTAACCTGAGGCGTTTGATGAAGGCTTAACTTTAATTGTTGGCATTTTTACTGAAGGACCAGGTTGTACTAAAGGCCATTCAGGTCTGTTTGATGAACTAGTTGACAAAGCAGATACCAGATTACTCACAGCCACACCGACCGTTCATATGACGGGAGATGGTGCTAGAGCTTACTGGATAACCATTTTTTGTAAGAACTTCAGATAACCAGGAACAGGAGTAAGTCTTTGCTCTGCCATTCCCAGTATCTACTTTGATTTCTTCTTCAGCTTTGTTTACTGCAGCATGCTCGTCTGGAGTCATGCTTTCTTTTATGCGAGTAAACGAGCACTTTTGACGAAGTGCATTCGCTTGTCGCTCCGTTAAGTCTGCAATTAGACTTGAGGAATCGGACATGTGATACTCCTTGTGTTACCCCACTGGAATACCAGCAGTTGTTATGCGGCTGTTTTGCCTTCTTTAGTATACACATTATTGCAGGAGTTTGACAAGCGTGTTACTGATTGTATTAATGAATACAATTCTTGTTCTTCTTCTGTTCCTCTAGCGACAACTCGCTGAAGGTACTTTGAAAGTAGATCTAGTTGATGAGGGGTCATTGATGCTCCTTAAGTGCGGAGCATCTACTCTACCAGATCTCAGCCAGAAACAACAGTCGGGTTTGGCAGATTCATCTTGCCACCCGTGTTATAGGAGAATTCAAATTGCGGCATACTGTCGCCGGCCATGCTACCCTGAACAAACTCCTGAAGGTGCTGAGGAGCTTCAACCCAAGAAGCTGAACCAACATGAGCACGCTCACGCATGGTTTCTTCTGGGTACTTGAAGAACATCTCAGGATTGGTGTGATTTTCACGACCAGGAGACGGAGCAGTATCTTCATAAGCACCTACACCAAATTCATACGGAACGTCAGTGTCAGTTGCAATACCTTCTTCAAAACGAAGTGGTCCGCGGTTGCCAGGAATGCTTGCAGCCATTGAACGCTCAAACATTGGAGAGTGCTTTTCAGGGAACATGGGGGTGGGGCCTACAGCCATAGTTTTCCTCCTAGTGGAATGGAAGTTTGTATATTTAGATTACCACGTTTTGGCATGATTATCTGAAGAATGGGTTATCAGAGACACTAACCATTGGCATTGTGTCTAATACTGACATAGCGCAAGCTATTGCTAGGCTGTCTGGGAAGTCATCAAAAGCACCTTTTTCTTCAGGTGCAGCAGCCAACATGTATGGTCCTCTGTACACCTTTTCAAGGTCAGACATTTGTTGGTTAAAACGCTTCCAACTTCGTGTACGCCGTGCCTTAGAGTGGCCAGGAATAACTAGTTGATCACGTTGGATTAACTCAGTTAAATGTACCCAACGATCATTTTGAGTCTTAGCGTCAGAAGTAACAGCTACTACATCAATCTTAGGCATAAGTATTTGTAAGCGTTCTGCAACTGCTCCACCAACACCCTGGGAATCCACACCAATACGGTATACATTATAGTTTCTTAAGAAATCAATAATTTCAAAATACTGAGATTCCCATTCTTCATTGTTAATTTCTAACCAATTAAGAATTCTATGCTCGTAAAAGCCAAACCCATCAGGGCGATCCCAGTCAACCCAGCAGACTGTAACAACAGTAGAGTCATTTGAACGAGCTACGTCAATTCCTACAACTACTGGTGTACGCCACCACTGTTTAACAAGTCCCATTGAAACGTCGTACATACGAGAAAGTCGGTCATCACTAACAAACATACCTTTTTCAAGGACCCACTTGTTACAGTAGGACATCTGGAATTCGTCGGAATCTTCTCCGATTCTTACCTTCTCTTTACCTATAAACTTAGCATAGTTTTCGTTATACTTTGCAGCGGTTCGCCAGTCGTACTCAAAATGGCATTGCCTATGATTACGTTTACTATTTACATCTCTGCGTTTATTAAATTGAATCATTTTATAAAAGTATGACTTGTTACGAGTAGCCGTACCAGTTAGTGCAATAGACCCGTTATTGAACGCCAACATGGGTTTAATTGATTTTGCAATCATGTACTCATCAGCTTCTTGAGCTTCGTCAATAAGTACAAAGTGGTAGGTCTTAGACTCAATCTTTGCTTTAGGGTTACAGGTCTGCATACGGCAAAGGGAACCAGAGTGCTTAAGACTGATGATTCTACCTTTACCTCGTGAACCACCTGACGTAGCTTTATCGTCAATTTCTGGGTCAAGAAGGAAGTCCATAGCGTGTTCACTAGTGAGCTTGTTGACAATTCGGCTAAACACGGTGTCGGCCTGATCTTCAACCGGGGCAAAAACACCACACCAAAACCCCTTTTCAAACTTACCTAACCAGGTTGGATAGACCTTTGAAAGCTTAGGAAGGATAACCATCATTGATGCTAAAACATTAGATAGGACTTCTGACTTACCAGACTGTCGAGTAGCTACCAAAGTCAATTCTTCACCATCACCAATAACTATTGACTCAATTACTCGGTAAGCAATAGGAACCTGATAGGGGAAGAAGGTTACGTTACAGAATTCTTCCGTAAAAAGAATAAGCTTTAAAACAAGCTGGTCAATAAATTCTTGTGATGTTTCGTCTAGTTCAACTGCCTGAATGTCTTCAGGCGTGGACCCATCTTCTAGTAGTTCCTGCATGCTCTAATTATAGAGCATCGTCAGTAAACAATACGCCTTGATCAGGTACTTCAAGAGGTTTCTTGGGCATTCCAAGTGATTCATTGATTCTATCTACTAAGTAGAACAGGTCAGGAAGACTTACAAGGTAAGTAGACATATCAGGAGTGCTGGAAATAATGCTAGATACACATCCAAAGTCGTAACCCAAATGGTTAAGGTGGTCCACTAACTCATTTAAGTATGAGTTATCTCTGGTGTTACTACGCAAAATAGCCTTACGTGAAGGGTTTAAATTACCTTTATCCATATTTGGCTTGTGCATTTCATTACCTACTTTTCTGTCATACGTTCTGATATTTCAGTCCATAGTGACTTTAAAATATCTATATGCTGAGTTACTTCTGATTCAGGCAGATCCTTAAAACGCCAATCATCAAATGATTTACCTAGCCCCATAATAGTAGCATCCATCCAATTAATGAGTGTTGGAGTGTCAGAACGCTCAATTCTTTTGATCTTCTTAATTGGCTCATCTGCTTTTTTAAAAAACATTGTTACCACTTTCGGATTGTATCAGCACCATCATCTAGGTATCTTCCACCTAATGCCCCTAGGATACCTGATGTTTCATCAGTATGGGTGGACTTACGACAAAATCCTACTTGAAATGAATAGTTTTTGTACGAAACTTGAATACCTTTACCTATTTTCCAAGGTGGGGCAATCTGGCGCATAAAACCGATAGATATAAAAGGGGCCGTTAAGCTGGTGTTATCTCTTGTAATCCAATAAATAGGACCTAAATATTGCAGTTTATTTAGTGTGTTCCTAAACAGGAAGTATGACCCTATTATTATCATTAAAATACATAAACTTATTATAAACATCTAAACGTCTTTCAATCTCTAGTCATCAGGGTTAACTCCTGATTGTGAAACCATATCTCTTAATTCTGTATACGTCTCTTGATTAGCTTGACCTGGGCTACCGTAAGCTACAGTATACCCAAAAGGCTCTAATACTGTTCTAACAGCATTACCATAACTTCCAAGTGATCCTCCTTCTTTAAAAAACTCAAAAGTTTTGTAAGTAAGATTACCGTTTGTACCATAATCAACTTCTGTACCATGCTTATAAAACTTTACCCAAACAACACCTTCTAGGGATTCATCATCTTTAATAGCGCTTATTACAGATTCTACATCCCCGGACTCAACTAATTCTACATAATTATCTAGTTTTTTAATGTCAGAACAACTGAATCCCTTGTTTGGTTGAAATCTAAATGCTGTAACTCTACTACTAGAACCCAGGCCTTCATAACCTTCTGGGTTGTACGCAACTGACGTAACTTCATTTAATTTTGTTTTTACTTTTGCTGCCAGTTCTTCACATAGTTTTTGGATGCGTTGTTTTTCATCTTTGGTGTAGTTGTCGTCAGTTACTTCAACGTCGTTTTCCCAGTCATAGTCGGGAGCGTCATTTGGGTCAAACTCAAGTTCACGCATTTCATCTAGTTCTTTAGTCCAACCAGTGCCCTCTAGGGGTTCATCATCTAGATAACTTCTTGTTCTACGTTCTTTTGCGTATCGAGCTAGTCTTGCCGCAATATCTGGGTCCATTGCCATTTTGTGTTACCTCTTTTAGTTATAAACTAGTGTAATTAGTCCTGAGTAAGCACTCTGACCAAGAAGGAAACCTGGTGCGTTACTGTGACTATGTAGACCAAATCCTTGACCATCTCCTGAACGTAATCTTGAAATTGCTGTGGCGTCTAATGCTTTGTATGCGCTTGCACCTTCACCACTTAGATACTGTTCTAACACGGTTCCGCCAAACGTGGCTCCAGTTGCTCCTGCACTACCTAGGTTGTGAGTCATCAAGGAGAATGTTCCGGTGTTACCTCGGTTAACGTCTGGTGTCGCTGGGCGTTTAATAAAAATAGTGCCACTATTGGCGTCCCAGCCCTTACAGGCATTTTTAATTGTGTTATCGCCATAGAACCAGCAACCATATAGTCTAGTAGTTGATACACCAACCATACCTTCACCTGGGTTAAGCCAAGCTGTGTTACCAATGTTGCGTGTGTTAGCACTACTGGGACCAAATAAGTATGTACCGAGAGGTTTCGTGTTAACAAATGCAGAGAACTGCCCGTTTTGGTCACCATTAACTGTGTTGCCAGCGTTGTCTGTTGCACTAATCCAATAATAAACTTGGTAATGATCACCTGTTGGGGTGTTACGAATTCCAGTAGGAATAGACATAGTAGTGTTGCTAGCCCCGCCAGTACCAATAGAAACAGACGCATACTTATTGGTATAAGTATTAGCAGTTACGTTATAAACGGCTTGGTATAGAGTAGCTGAAGCAACGCCAGTATTATCATCAGTTACAGCAGTCCATGAAATTGTATCGCTTGAACCACCTGAAGTTACTGTGGGCTTAGGCACAGTTGGGGCAACTACGTCGTATGCTGCGGTCTGGTAACCACCAGCATCTGCAGTTGCGGTATTACCAGCGTTATCTACAACGGTAACACGGTAATAGGCATACCAAGTAACCCCAGAACCCTGTTTACGGCGGCTAGTAGGAACGCTCAAGTCAAGATATGAGCCACCTAATGAACCACCAATATTATATGTGTCGGCACCTTGCCATGTACCATTTGAGTCATAGAACCATCTCTGAAGTGTTGCTGAAGCAACCCCCGTGTTGTCATCTGCAATAGCACCCCAAGTAACTCTCTGCATACCAGAATCGGTTTTATATGCACCAGTTGTATCAGCGGCAGACAATGATGCGATAGTTGGGTTAACTATGTCATATGGTGTTGTAGCCATACTTGCGGAGTTAGAACCAGTACCAGTGTTACCTGCGGCGTCAGTAGCAACAATATAGTAGTACGCTGACCATGACTCACCTGCTCCTTGTTTTCTACGGTTCAAAGGAACGCTAAGGGAAGTGCTGCTAGCACCAAAAGAGGGAAGTACATATGAACTACCAGCAACATTTCCTGATGTTGAACCAACAAAGCGTTGATAGAGAGTTGCAGAAACTGCACCAGAAGCATTATCACTAAGGGCAGTCCATGAAACAGTGTGAGATGTAGTTGCGTTAACTACAGTAGGAGTTGGAATTGTTGGAGCTGTTATATCGTATTCGTAAACTGTTCTCCATGCACCAGATGCGTATACATACACATTTTTGACACCTTGAAAAGTACCAGCAACATTAACGAATGGCTGGTCAGTACCGGTTAACTCTTGAAATGCTGTACCGTTATGTACGTAAGTAGGCATTAGTACTTAAACCAGATATCTCCCGCTGTGCCACCAGAAGGTGCAGCAGTTGAAATAGTGATTGTTGCGTTTGCTGTACCTGCACCGTTAACCATCACACCAGCAAGTTTTGCTGCAGAAATATTAGCTCCAGTAGCAATATCGGCGTTTACAAATGTGGCGCTTGTAACGTTGTCAGTTGTAATAGGTGCCCATTTAACTCCGTAAGTTGCATCAGTAGAGTCAGCAACCAGTACAAAGTTATTAGTTCCAGACGCTGGTAGTGCAACAGGTGAGCTAGCGCCTCCACCAACTACTACTTGCCCTTTTGCACTTACAATGGATCTTGTCATTACTACAGCTGTGTCAACATCTAGGGTAACAGTACCTCCAGTAGAGGTTGCTGCAGCAACAGTGTTTAATTTAAGACCAGTACCAGCTGTAATTTGAGTAATAGTGCCTGAACCCCAATATGGCAGAACACTCCATGTGGTTGTACCATCGCCAACTTTGTACTGTTTAGTAGTAGTGTCAACTCCTACTTCACCAGCATCTAGTACTAGGGAACCCGGCCAGTCACCAGTAGCGCCACGCCTTAATTGAATTTTAACAGCCATTTAAAGGCTCCTTATCAGCCGAACATCTTCTTCCATGTTACAGGACCAACAGAGCCGTCCGCAGTTAGACCATTAGCAGTTTGCCAAGCCTTAAGTGAAGCAACAGACTTGGGGCCAAAATCACCATCTGCTTTTGCTCCAATGATTGCCTGAACTAGCGAGGCAGCAGCGCCTTTTGAGCCAAGACCTACTGGAGCACCTGGGTAATCAAATTTCATTCCACCGCCAGCGGGTGCTGGAGCGGCTGGAGCTGCTGCTGGGGCGGCCTGTACTGAACCATCAGGAGAAGCATCACCGAGAGCGTACTGCCAGTGCCAAGCTTCAAACTCTTTAGAGGAAGGGTTATTACCCTGAAGGTAGAAACCATACTTGGGAGCGTTAGCGCACATCCACTGGAATGCAGGAACGTTCACACCAAACGAAGCAGTCTTGCCGCCCTGGTCATAACCAAGGTCAATAGCAAGGCCCCAACCATGGTTAGAACCCTTAAGGCCAGTTGGATCTGGAGCTGCCGAAGGAGCTTTACCCTTCTTCAACCACCAGGTCTTACCCTCATATTGACGGGTTACACCGGTACCAGTATCAGTTGTTACATAACGATCCATGAACATTGTC